TGCATCCAATCACGGGCACAGTAATGCTTCTGGCTCTATAGCTGGATTTATGAGCAGTGCTGATTTTACTAAGCTGAGTGGGATTGCAACCGGGGCCACTGCCAATAGTACAGATGCTCAGTTGAGGGATCGCTCCACCCATACCGGGACACAGGCCAACACCACAATCACGGGGCTGGGTACCCTGAGCACCCAGAATGCCAACAGTGTCGCGATCTCCGGAGGGACGATCAACGGAACCCCTATAGGTGCTACCACTCCGAGCACCATAGCCGGAACGTTGATCAATGGCATAGCCATGCAGCGCGTTGTCGCATCCAACTCAATAACATTAGGTTCTGCCGCTAGTTCTACGGGATCAAACTGGATAGCGCTGGGAAACAACAACGGCACTTTAGCCAGTACAACCGGAGGGAATTGGTTTGCCGCTGGGCTTAACGCAGGGGTGGCCAACACGACAGGAAATGGATGGTTAGCATTCGGGACAAATGCTGGATCTGCTAATCAAACTGGTTCGACCTGGATAGCATTTGGAACAAACGCGGGGGCTTCCAATGTTTCGGCATCCAATTGGATAGCGATGGGCGCTAATGCCGCTAACGCCAACACCAACACAACGGGTCAATTTGTAGCAATTGGGGCTACAGCGGCGGCAGGCAACGTCAGCGGGCAACGATTTACAGCTATAGGCTATTTTGCTGGATCTGACAATACTGGCGGAAACGATTGGGTGGCCCTAGGGTGGTTCGCCGGTAAACCTAGCACGACCGGATCTAACTGGATCTCAATCGGTCGAAATTCAGCGCCGAATATTTCAACCGGCTCAGATTGGGTCGCGATTGGGGCGAACACAATGGGAGGTGTCACCACGGGATCGGGGAATACCGTGATCGGGGCGAACGTTACGGGCTTGGATTCTGCACTAACCAATAATCTGATCCTGGCCAGTGGTGACGGCGCTCAGAAGATTCGGGTTGATTCGGCTAATGCGATGACGATCTTAGGCTCCCTAAGCAATCCGGGGCTTAGCATCAGCGCCACAGGGCTGATCCAAACACTCGGAGTCGGAACCGGAACAGTCGCAGGTAACACTAGAGGGACGGGAGCAGTAGATCTACAAGTCCAGCGCGATTCAGCTATACAGGTAGCCTCTGGCCCAAACAGCGTGATTTGTGGTGGAGCAAGCAATCGGGCTACTGGCAATTTATGTGTTGTCGTTGGTGGGATCAGTAATTCGGCTCTTGGATTTAACTCTTTTATTGGCGGGGGTGACGGAAACAATGCCAGTATTTTTGCTTCGGTTGCCGGAGGCTATCAGAACAGCAGTGGCGGTGATTTCTCAGCGGTTTCAGGAGGGCAGCGGGCATCTGCTTGGCGGTATGGGCAGCAGGCGTACTCTGCTGGAAGATTTAGCACTAATGGTGACGCTCAAATATCTACCCTTATCGCTCGAAATATTACTACCAACGCTTCAACTACTAACCTACTGCTGGATGGTTCTGGTGTACGTATTTTGCTAAATAATAATTCTAGCTTTGCTTACGATATTTGTGTTTCAGCACACTCGACTACCAACATTGCCGAGCAGGCAACATTCTGGCGGCGCGGCAAGATCTACCGGGGGGCGAGTGCTGCGGCTACAGCACTGGTAGCTGGCGAAATCGCCGACAATCAAAATGCAGGACTGCCGTGGACCGTAACCATCAGCGCTGATACAACAAATGGGGCGCTCAATATCGCGGTTGTTGGTGAAGCTTCAAAAACCATCCGATGGGTCGCACGGATTAACGCTGTCGAGGTTCTGTCCTAATGGCTTCCTACACCTTCGATCGCAATCTACAACGCTACAGATCCAGCAATGGTCGATTCATCTCGACAGAAACGATGAAGGGATTGGCAGAGCAGGCGATCGCCCTGGCTAAGAAAGATGCAGGAGCAATCGCTGATCTTCTGGTGTCCGGTAAACTCCCCTTGGCGGAATGGCAGCGGGGCACAGCGCTTGCTCTTAAGGAAATGCACTTGCAGGCTTACATGCTCGGACGGGGCGGGCGGGCGATGATGGCACAGCGGGATTTTGGCCTTATTGGGCAGCGATTGCAATCTGAGTATGGATACTTGGACCAATTTGCTAAGGACATTAAGGCCGGGGGCATGAGTGAGGCCCAGTTCAGGGCGCGGCTCAATCAATATCTGGCATCGGCCAGGGCCACCTATGAGAACGCCAGATCAGAGGGGCATGCCCAAAACGGCTACACTCAGGAAGCCAGAATCTTAGGGGATGCAAAGCATTGCCAACCCTGCATTGATTACGCGGCCATGGGCAAACAGGCGATCGGTACCCTGCCCAGGATCGGGCAAAAGTGCGACTGTAGATCCCAGTGCAAGTGCTCCTTTGTGTTCTACCGGGATGCCGCAGAGATGGCGCTTCCCCGGTTTGGATGGGTGGGGAATCCGTTCTCACTCGCGATGCGTTAAACGGGTGAGAAAGACGCCAAAAAAATACCGCGCAACGTGGACGCGGCAAGGGAGATCAATGGTGCTCAGGGGGATTATAAGACCTTTCGCCCCAGACGTATAGCCTTGAACGCATACAGGATTACGCTTAACCAATAGATTTTTGTTTCGATGCTGGTGAGGTCTGCAACGATAACACCGTGTTTTTCAACTCCTTCTGGGGGGAGCTTCTGGAGCAGAGTTTTTATAAATTCCCCTAGGCTTCTAATGCATTCTGAAAGGTCTTGCCCCGTTGACCCCAAGCGGAAAAGACCAAAAAAGAATGGATTACTTTCATAACCGATTTCTACAGTAATGTTCGGTTGCCGAAAAATACGGCGATCGCCCAGAATCTTGCACCAATCCATGTAATCAGTCCACTGATCGGCTGTCCACTCCGAGCGGGGAGTGTCCAAATCGAGGTTCCATCCTTTTCGGATTGCTGCACATGTTTCCGCACGAGATTGAAGCAAACTTTGCCTAACGGCGGGAGGGTAGTTTTTCCCCCACTGAAAACGTCTGATTCTGACGTAGGGATACTTTGGGCACTGTGAACCGATCCAGAAATAGTATTCATGTTTTACGCTCATCGAGTTTGTCGCCCTTTCGGGTTCCTCAAGAATATGCCTGCGATCTGGTGTGCCCCAAAAAGCCCTATAAAATACTTATATTTTGATTGAAGTTTATAAAAGTAACAAAATGTTAATCCTGGCTTCACTCTTTTGAGGGTTGTGTTTGCTGAAGATAGGCCGCCAGCTCTTTGGGATTGAGCAGGTTAAATCCTGACAGCTTTATTTCAAAACCTAACTGCTGAAGAACTCGGATCAGTTTGATTGTGGGCAGATCTGCTTTGCCGCTCTCAAATCGTGACAAGCAGGACCGGGGAACCTTGCTATATAGCGCAAGTTGACGAATTGTCAGCCCTTTTTTGATTCGGGCTTCTTTAATAGCGGTTCTCAACATTGATAACGTCCCTATTGTGGGACAGGCTTAGGGTTCCGCTTCTGCTATGCCGCTTGTCCTTTGTAATCTAGGACAAGAGTAAATTTTATCGACCCAAGATGTCTAAATTTGTTCAATGGAAATATAAAACCAATAACGGTATTAAATCAGCGCACGGGGTTGTTCTGTCAACGGTTGGCGATACCGCCACAATTGAAATTATCCGTGATTCTGTGAGGACCGGAACCGTTTTACAGCTTCCGCGATCGCACCTTGTAGAGTTAAAAAATCAGCAGATTGCCCTATCCCCTACCGCTGATTTTCTGGTGCCTGATGTTGATTTGCGATCGCGGTATGCGATGGCACCGCCAACAGACAGCCAGCTAAAAATCATTAACAGCTATCTGCCCAACGGTATCACCCGGCTTGCCGCAGAAGACACAATGGTTGTCCCTTTTGTCGCCGCCGACAACCTTTTAAGCCGCAGGTTAGATCGTTGGTCGGTTGATTCGCTGGAATCCATGGCGCAACTATTGCCCGGTTTACCAGCATTGCTAGACCACGATTGGGACGATACCTCAAAGGAGTGGGGCCGGATTTTTGCGGCAGAGGTTGTACGCTCCAAAACAGCTTCAGACAAGATTCTCAATCAAGCGGGAAACCGAGAGGAAAACCTGAAGATTCTACGGAAAGAGGGTTACGACCAGGTCGTTTTTCAGGTTTTTGCCGCTACTGATTCACCAGTGGTTCGGGCACTGCGCCGAGGGCACAGCGGCAAGATCAGCACGGGGGCTTTTCGGTTTTCTGATTATTGGTGTCCCCTGTGCGATACCTCTTTCTCTGATCCAGAATGCCCGCACATCCCACCCTTTCCAGCCTGGGGAATTTACCCAGATGAAGAGGAAGGGGTTGCACCCTATGCCACCCGAATGGGGCTATACGACATGGGTGAAGCCTCGATTGTTACCGTCCCCAATATGCCAAACGCCGGAATTATTTAGGAGTTATTCACAATGACGAACACGATGAAAAAGAAGCCTGTAAAGGGATTTGGACAAGATCAGCGATCGCTAATCTTAAGTAAGCGTCCAGAGCTTAACCCGGCTGCAACTGGGGCCGATGGTGCCGTCTATGGTGGTACAGACTCCCTTGACAGTGAAGTCCCTGAGGGTGCCAGTGTTGCGGCTACTGAAGTGGCTACCATCAATGTCCACCCTGACGAGCTACGAACCCTGATTTCAGCAGAAGCGACCAAGTTGGCAGCTCAGATGAACCAGGACTTAACCGCGCAGCTTCAAGCTGTACAGGCTGACGTTGATGCTATGGCGCAGCGATCGCAACGGCAGCAGCAAGAACTGCAAGAAGAAGCCGCCAAGGCCAAAGCGGAAGCAGATCGCCTGAAAGCCGTCTTCTCTGCCACTGGTCACACGATTCCAGTGGGCGATCGCAACGTTGGCGGCAGCCTGGGCTACAACGTGAACCGCCTAATCCTGCCCAGTGGGCAAGAACCGCAGGGCGCGGCGCGTGATTTCGTAGACATCCTGAAAAACTCGGGCTACACCCCACGGCTCACGGCCTATGACCCGACCGATGGGACTAGCTACGATCAAGCCGATACCACCTATTTAGATCGGTTTGTTCGGGCCAACAAAGCTCATCTTCTGAAGGACATGGAAATCCTGATGAAGGCCCATGGATTCCTGCGCGGGGCTAGTGCTTCCGGTCAAGACGCTCAGGCTGGCAGCACTTTGGGCACCCCCGGAAGTGTGGGCAGCATCGTCCTAGATTTCCTTAGCGCCTTGATGCGCGATTCCCACAATCCCCGCTATGTGTGGTGGCAGTTTGTAACCACTAAATTGGAACTGGGCCGGGTGCCCGGTAACAACATTTTGGTTCCCCGCTTCCAGTGGATTGACGAACCGACTTCTCCTGAAGATTACATCCTAGACACCGAGACCAGTTCGGCCAATATCAGTAGCGATTCGCAAGCGTTGCAAACGCTGACCACTCCGATTTCACTCTTCGGTTGGGGTTTGGGTCGCGGCAATCGCGTGGGCACTCGCCCGATCGCTATTCCCGAATTCATCAACGCTTCCAGCTTGATGGATCTGATTCAGCCCGTGAACACGCGGTTGGGGCAAAACTACAACGCTCTGGAAGATCTGGTAGTTCGGCAGATTTTTGCCCAGGCGTTGAACAACCCTGCAAACATCTACTACAGCAACGGGGCGGGGATTACCAACACGGCAGGAGACTTGATCGTAGGATCTGACGGAACGGCCAACGAAGAAGCTTATAACCAGCTTTTCGGCGAGATGACGCGCCGCCAGATCCCCACCTTTGACAACGGTTCACGGGTTGGCGTGTTGAACACGACGGCGGTGGCTCAGTTCAAAAACTCCGTGGGTGATAAGCTGCGGGCTAGTACTGAGGCTGAAATCCAGGAAGTAACGAACATCCTCAACGCTGGCACCCTGGGAGACGGGATTATCCGTCCTACCGGGTACATCGGCACCTATTGCAATTTCATGATGTTCGAGTCAGGAACCCTTGCCGTGGGTGGCCCTGGGACTGAGGGCGTGAATTCAATCACGACCGGAGCTGGAGCCGTAACCATGCGTGACAACTATTTCTTCGGCCCAGGCGTGGTCGGGGAGGGCGTTTCCCTACCGATGGAAATCCGCATGGATGACAGCGGAACATTCGGGACCAAGATGCGGTTTATTTGGCGCTCTATCGGCGGCTGGGGATCCTTGGATTGTACCAGCACCAACCCAGGACAACAGGACCGGGTTGTGATCTTGCGTAACACAGACGTAAGCCTGTAACCCATCCGACCATAGATCAGTAACAATCAACGGAGCGATCAAGCCATGAGTTTAGAAGATTTACGGGATACTGCGAAGCGTGACGTAGGCAACAAGGCGGCGGGAGCCGCCGTGGGAGAGGGTTGGGCCTGTCTCCATTACGACTTTACAAAACCGGGAGCGGGTACGGTTGGGTCCAAAAAGACCGGCCTAATTGTCCCGGCAGGTTGTTTAGCCGAAGTGGGTGCGATCGTGGTGAATGCCGCTACTAATGGCGCATTCAACCTTCAGCTCGTTTCTAGTGCCGATCTGGCGGCATCCCTGGCGGCGTCTGCGGCTGGCACCCTGGGCAGCACTTTGCGGGTTCTTACCGGAGCCAGCGATCGCGAAGTGATCGTCAACGTCACCTCTGCCATTACCACGGGTAAGGTTACGGTCTGGTTCCAGATTCTTCCTGTGTAGTTCAGCCCTTGGATCAACGATCGCCCAACTTGCGGCGGCGATCGTTGATCACCACAATAAAAACTAACTCTTTCATCTATGAACACTTCTCAAGAGCGGCAACTTTTAGCCCTGGTCAATTCGATCAATGCTGCATTACAGGGTTCCTTGGGCGTTCCTACTGCTGGAACTACAGGCGAACTTGGGGCAGTGATTGCAGATAAGGTGACCGCATGCCAGTTTTCCCTATTGTTGGAGCGATCGCCTGGACCGCGAACCTATGAGGGGAAAACCCAGGAACGGTCATTTTCACAGGCGGCTCTCTTCATTGAAGAGCTTGCCCTGAAGCCTGAAACCGCCAAAACGGCAAAACCCAACGTAACGATTCGGGTTTTGGCACGGCTTGAGGGATTGGAGTCAAAGGACTTTGTTGCCATTGTGACCCAAACCTTCAACAAAGAAGGTACCTATCTAATCAGTATCCCGTTCCTAACAACGGAATACCTGATTCAGGTTGAAGCCGATCAAAACAGTAACGCGACCACTGCACTCTACATTCTTGAACCCGCTTAATGATCCTCTCTGCCAGCGATCGCCTACGGTATTTCCCCACTATTGAGCTAACAGGTAGCACCCTTTTGGGAGCGCTGCGGGCGGCTCAAAATAGTGCAGAAGCTGCTATTGGGCGATCGCTGGAACTCACGCAATACAGCGAAGTTTATGAGGTGCAAGGGCGGGCGCGGTCGGTGTTTTTGGCCCACTGGCCAGTTCGCGCCGATCGCCCGATCCAGGTCTTCACCAAGCAAAACGATTCCGAGATTCCATTACCCTCGTCAGAGTTTGCGATCAATTCTGATGGGGTTCTGGCTTTTAATTCAAGCCAGTATCCAAGATGGTTCCGGGTTGTCTACTGGTCCGGATTCGATTTTGCAAACGAAAACACAGATGAAGTGCAGGCAATTAAGGCAGCAGTTGCGGCATTTTTACTCTATCAATCGCGGTGACCATGCTTTACACGGATCTAAACGAAGCACTAGACCGGGCTGTAGAACGTTCTGCGGCTAAAGCAAGCGATCGCCCCTACTTGCAAGAATTGCTGTCGATGAGCTACGGCACTTCCCCGGATGGGCAGATCGTTTATCGCCCATTCTACGTGGCGGCGCGGTTTCTGCAACAATCACGCCGGGACCAAACTGTTAAGGAGGGCGATGGCGTTAAATTCACCGGGCAGGCCATACCGATCGCGTCTCTCCTGGACTTGCAATCCTCCTTAGATCAAGCGTTAGCGGTGCAAGCAGGTTTTGAAACCGCGTTACTCAGTCTTGAACCGCCATCGCTTAAGCAACTGGAAGCGGCGCGTGATGGGGCAGTCCTCTTTCTGCGGCGGTATCAACCAAGGGGGGTTCTATGAGCGATTCCCCATTTTCCGATTTTGGCAATGCAACCCTAGAATTTTCCACAGCAACGGCGGGCTTTGTGGAGATACCCAATAGCATCAATCAGGTTCCTATCACGGGCAGCATGACACTACAGGTCATGCTCTCGGCGGATAACAAAGAAGCAACGATCGCCCAAATCCCTGGCTCCAATCAAATCCGTCAAAAAATGAAGGGTCGGGCAATCGAGCCGTTCCTGTGGCCAGTGCAGATCCAAATCGGGCATCGGGCTAAATGCGAGATCACTGATCGCGTTTCCGGAACCGTCCTTAAAGGCGATTTCCAGATCACTGCATTGGTGCAATCCCCTTTTACCGCCGTAACTGAAGCACTAGGGACCAAGTTTGAAGGGATTCTTACGACTGAAGCGGCTGGGGAAACTATATGGAGTTGAGATGGAATGCTAATACAATCCCCACGCAAGTTTGTACCTTTCTTTGGAGTGCTGACCATGCAGCTTTTGCCCATGAGGGCACGTTCAACACACCGGCACGACGATGGACCGATGCCGCGATCGCGGATTTCCCGCCAGTCCCATTATTGGCTCAGCGGTTCCAACAAACACAGGACATCGTTGCCGCGTTCGCCCTAATGGCCGCAGATGTGGACGCGGCATTCAAGCTGTCGATCCAGTCGCCCCAATGGCTTTGGCCACGGGTAACCCGACGCCGTAACGGGCAGATTGTTGGATCACCCCGCGACATTGTTGATACGGGCGAGCTGCTGGCATCTCAGTCCTACACCCTATCCGAGGAAATCCCGTGATGGCGTTCATCTCAATGAGCCGATTTGAATTCGCCCGTGCTCTGCAACTGGAACTCTCTGATTTGCTGGGTACGTTCCCGAATGGAACTTTGGCGATTTGGGAAGATGCCGGGGATGTACCTTCTGGGGTTAAAGGTCTGCTCTGCCTGATTGAGCGATCGCCCTCTGGATCAACTCAGGTAGGGATTCTAAATGATCAGGCCCAGGTTGAATTTGACTGGGTTTGTCGGTTGATCCAAAACGATCGCACCCAAGCAGGTTTGGCCGTTCTGGATGATGCCTGCCAACGGGTTCGGGAACTATTTCCGAATCAGCGTGAGCGGGAGGTTCCCTACGCCGATGGCGATCCAGTTCAAGTTCTGTTTCTGTGTCGGTTCTATGCTTTGCGAAATACTTACGTCCAATAGGAGTCAATTCAATGCCTAAAATTTGTCGCTCAGTCGCTTATCAGACCACTCTCGGAATTACCGCAGCTATCCAAAAGGCTCCCGTGGTCCCCATCGGGGATGTGTTGATCTCTCAGCACACCCTGCCGGATTATCAGCTTGAAACCTTGGCCGTCGCGGCAGGGGCAGAACAGATCAGCCTTGAGCTGATCAACCCACCCACTATCCCACCGGCAACCAGCCCGGTCACCAGTGTATTTCTAGACGTGGGTACCGTCTTGGACTTCCCCGGCACGGGTTCAACGCGAGTAAAAGTGGTTCTGGCTGAATCGGTTACCGTAACCGGGACGGCGGCGCTTGTGGATTGCCTGCCTGTTTCCGCTGCGATCGCGGCGGCGGCAGTGGCCCGGACAAAGGCTCTTCTGTTCATTGAAGGATGCAGATCCGCAATCATCACGCCTACGCTCAAAAATGAAGACACCACCAACTACCTGAGCGGCAAGGGCATGGAAATGGTCAACACTGGAAACAGTAAAAAGATCAATATGGAGATTGATCTGGTTTACAACAGCCGCTCTCACGACATCATTCTAGACATGCTCTATGGGTACAACGATTCAGGTCGGGAAGCTTATCTAGATGTCGTGTTCCCCTCTGGTGAGCGCCATGAGGGATACTGCCTATTGATGACCGGCACTCCAACCGGGGCCGTACAGGCTAAGCGCTCCTTTACCCTGGAATGGCAGGTACAGGGTGAGTGCTACGACTACACTAAGGCCGTGATTGCCGCCTAGGACTCGTTTAACGCTTCTCACCCGTTAAGTACTTAACGGGTGAGAAGCAACCTTTGGTTAGTTTTTGGGGGGCTGGATGTATCGGTGTTTGCATAGCAAGGGATGGCAGATTGTTTTTTTCAATGCCCAGATCGGGGCTTCTGATCTAGTCTGCGGTTTGGCATTTTTTGGGGCGCACTTGCCAAGGTTCCCGATCGCTCTTTTCGATGTGGATACAGGAATTTCTGTTTGCCGCGTCCAAGTTCCCGAAGATCTGCAAGACCAACCTTCAAAAATGTGGTTTCATGATCCTCTAGATTCCCTAGAAATTGAGGTCTTAGCGTGAAAAAGTCACCGTTTTCGGTTAGCAAAAAGCTTGAAATCGTTCCCGTGGGTACAGCCGATTCAGGCGTTATTTACCTTTTGAAGCGGGGCGGGATTACTCCCAATGAAAGTCCGGTAGATCTGCAAGAGGCCACACGGCGGCAGGCAGAGGTGACCATGATCCTCATGCAGGCGGTTAAGGGGTGCGCGGAGAAAGAAGGGATTAGCCAGAAAGAAGCCCGTGAGCGGGTATTCCCGACCCCTCGGATTTCTCTTTATGAACTGGTCCCCATTGAGCTGGCCGAAGCGCTAGAACTCTTTATGGTTGACGCTGTTCAGGCGTGCATCCTAAAAGAGGACTGTGATCCAAAGCATGCCCGTGAAAAGTTGATTCCCAACAGAGCGCGAACCGCCTTCGCTAAGTACTTGGATGCAGAGAAAGCGGCGGCCTTTAATGCAGCAATTGAGCAGGCGATCGCCCTGGCTGCAAGTCCAGAACGGAGTACTCAGGAAGCTAAGAAGCTGATCTATGAAGCCTTGCTTAGACCGGATGTCGAGGTAGTAGAAGAGGTCGATCTGTACGATTACCTGTCGGCAGACCAGACGTCAAAGCTTCTGAGTTTGCAGGAAGATGGGCGGAACACGGCGATCATGGCCGCGACACTGTTTATCCAAAAACGGTTAGCTTACCCGGTTGTGTTAACCGCAGAGGGCAAGGCTAAAGCCGTTCAGTTAGAAATTGAGCCAATCCGCTTCCCAGTCTGCGCGGGTAACACTATCCGCTTTGGAGATTGCACGATTGAAGTTTCTGGTGAAGTTTCATTTGATTCGGAGATTCTACCGATCAAGGCGTTGGGGCAGAAGTTGCCCGCCAACTCAGTCGGATTCTTGCTCGATATTTCGGGGAAGGAGAAGATCGGGGATGAAGCTTGGACGATTGATGACACCAAGACTTATCTTACCGAGCAGCAAATTCAATCAATCTTTGAGTTCTATCAGCGTGAAGTGAGCGGGGTTGAAACGTCTCCTGCACAGGAGGGAAACTCGATGACGAGCTTGCCCAGCTCGGAGAGTACCTTGCAAAAGACCCTATCGACTGGGGAAATCTCTACTGGAGAATTCAGCGGCTTGCCATCACCGACCCTCGGTTTGGTCCCGATCAATTCGGGGAACAAGTAGACTGGCTGATCCTAGATTGCCTGGAAAATTGCGAACGGATTGAACGGCAGCGGGCCAATAGCCTTAGCGATACCAATGCCCAGGGCTGGGCCGCTGTCATTTCCATGCTGGGTGGTGAGAATGTTTCAATCGATCCAAGGGATCTGTTACCGTTCCCGGCTGAGGCCACCGACAACAGCGATCGCAGGATTAGCCGCAAGACTGGCAAGATTCTGATTCAGTTGGAGCGTGAGGGCAAAATCCCTCAAGAGTTCCTGGGGCAACTATCTGATTTTCTTAAGGAGGCCAAAAAGCAGCTATAACCGAAATCGATGAAGCGATCGCGCTAGAACCAACCTTTCCGGATCGAGATGACTTTTTGAATGCTCTGTTTATTGCTCTGTGCAATCTACTACCACCCTCCACGGGGTGGAAATCCTATCGGGATACAGGAGGCACCCAAGCCCCAGACGGCTGGTTCTATGCGGGTTTATCGTTGCCCTGCGGCGATGTGTCTATCGTTCTACCCGCAGACCTTTGGACCGCTGTAAAACTGCCCCAATGGGGGCAGCCCATGCAACCTCTTAGGCCAGGGCAGGCGGCGGCAAAAACTCTCATTGAGTGGGCTGAAAAATATCGATATGAACCCGCAACTCTAAAAACGCCGGAATTCTAATGGCACTATCCCTCGGTCAACTCATCCTAGACTTGAAGCTCAATCCAACGGACTATAACCGGACCTTGGAGAAAGCCCGAACGGATGCCGTCAGGATCGGGGGACTGATTGAGCGATCGCTAGGACGGGGGAATACGGTACGGGTTGACGATTCGGCTTTAACTAATCTGAATCGTCACCTTACCAGTAAGGAGCAGCACTGGGGCAGAGTTCAAAGCCTGATGAACTCCAAACCCTTGACCCCCAAGGTCAACGACAAGGCACTAACGGATCTCAATAGGCAACTTGACCGGCTTCAAAACCGGAATATTCAGGTCAACGTTAAAACGACAACGCCAGCCCAAACCGTTCAGCAAACTCAGCAAACAACCCAGCAGGTTCAGGTTAAAACTGACTCTGAAGGTGTTAGCAAGGCAATATCCAAGGCCATCGAGAACGGGTTTGCTGCAGCTAAACCGAAAGGTAATCTGATAACCGGAGCGATTACCGCACCATTTAAGGCGATTGGGGCTATCTTTGGCCCGATCGTGTCTGGTGTGGGGCTGGGACTTGGGCAAAACATCGCCCATGATTTGGGTAAGGGTTTGTCAGACGGAATTCAGGGTGAATTGAGCGACATAATCGGGAGCTTTAACCTGGTCGGTCGCAAGCTGGGGCAAGGGTTGGCCGAGGAATTGCTAAACGCCATGGGCGCGGATCTTGCTGGCATAACCCAGACGATTAATGATGTTATTGGGGAAGCCGACATTACCCGCGAAGGATTTGCGACCAGAGGTAAGCAGACCGCGCAGGCCAAAAAACGGGATACCTATGCCGGGGAGCAGGCCCGTGAAGAAAATAAGCAATTCAAGCAAAATTATGATCGGTTGCAGCAGCAGCAACGCCAATTAGAGATAGAGCGCGATCGCATCACCAGTCAATCTCAAACGCTTCAATCCAAGATGGAAGCAGAGGCAGAGCGATTGGGTGCGGGTAAGATTCGCGATCGCATGGCTGTTAATCAACAATCTAGAGAGGCGCTATTTCCACAGCTTCAGGCGGCGGGAGCGGCGGGCGATCAAGAGGGTGTTAGTCGGATCGGTGGTCAAATCAAGACATTGGCTGATTCTTATTCAAATTTAAGTAATGAGCTAAAGGGTATCTATCGAATCGCCGAAACGTCTTTAAGCAAAGATTCGGCAGAGTTACAGCAGAGCATTGATGAATTTTATAAGGCTAATAGATCGTTTCAAAGAGGCATCGCAGTAGAGAGGAACAAAGATTTACTGAAGATTCCGGTAGACGTTGCATCGCGCTCAGGGCGCACTGTGCAGGCCGCGCAGGCTCAGGGTAGCTATCAATTTAATAACATAACAGACATCTACGAGCAAATCGCCTTAGATGTGGCCAAAGCATCTAAAGTTGCGATGACCAGTGCGGACATTCCGCGACTGATCGCCGATGATCAAATGCCCAAAACGGCTCACGCTTCTTACAGTTCAACCGCCAACGAAATCAGAGTGCGCCCTGAAGTGATTGAGCAAATCAGCAAAGGCAAGCTTGGTGATAAAGAATTTGAAACACTGGTACATGAATTGCGCCATGCGATGCAATCTCTATTTGGGGAGTTAGCACATGGAACTGAAACGGGTGTTGAGCTATTGCAGGCAACTGCTGAGGAAGCTAAAAAACTAGGTGGGCGTATTGAAGGATCTGTAAAAGCTAATGTCGGCGGCAATGCTGACTACAATCGCGCAACAGAAACAGACGCCTACGTGTTCGCAGAACGCAACACTGCCGCGATTAAGGCAAGTGTTGAACAGAAGCAGGCGATCGCCCGATTTAACACCGTGGCTGGTGTTGGCGGCGGGGAAATCCAAAATCAATACAACGAAGCACGGCTGAAAATTCTGCAATCACTGAAGGGTAAGATTGCCGGGGCGACGGTTAATGTTGATGAGGAAATTTCGGCGATGCTGGCTGAAATTGAAGACATCAATAAAGAATTTTCTCGAAGCTTTGATGCAATCCCAGACATTAGCCAGTTACCCGTAGCAGAGATTGATCAAGAGATTGGTAAGCTGCAAGCCGCCTTCAAGGGCGCGATCGCTGATCTGTTCCAGCTTTATGAAGACTTTGGGCAGGCAATCTCTGAAAAACCGGAACGCCTACGGCAAACCGCACGGGAAGCGGCGGGGACATTCAATCGCAAAAAAGACCTACTGCCGATCGCTCAGAATCTAGGTGTTGAGGGGGCAGATCAACTAAATAAAAAGCAGTTAGTTGACGCGATCGGTAATTATCCTGATGTGGATCGGATGAGTCAGGAAGTTTTTACCGTATCGCGGCGGCGGGCGGCGGAACAGTTGCAACGGCAGGAGGCCGCAGCACGACGGCGGGAGCAGTTGCAGGAGGCCGCAGCCGGAGCCGGGGCCATGGCGGGGCGCGTTGCCGGTGCCGGACAGTCAGTTTTTCGCAAGGTCAGCGAGTATGCCAATTCCCAGCAATCCAGCGCCCTAGCTACGCGCTCCAATGAGGCCACAAATGGATTAATCAAAGCGGGCGCGGGGGTGGCCCATGCCCTTGGTACAGCGGCGCGGGCAGGGCTGGCACTGGCCAAGGGGTTGGAAGGGGTGGCACTGGACATCATGCCCATGGGACGCACGATTAAGGGAGGCTTGCAGCAGCTTGCCCTGCCTGCGGTTGGGTTTACCCTAGCCACCCATGCCCTAGGCCCAGCAGGCGGCGCGATGGCGCACGGGTTGCACGGGTTGGTCGGGGCTGGTATCGACCCGTTGATGCAGGCCGGAACTAGTGGGCTGGCTAATTCGGCGGCTGGATTTATTGGGCAAGCGTTCCCCCATGCTATGGGGATTGCCCAGGGCGTTTCCACTGCAACCACGGGGGCGATTCATGCGGCGGGAGGGGCGATCGGCGATATGGCCGTTAACGCTGGTACCGTTGTATTAGGCGGTAAAATGTTGCAGGCCGGGGCCGGGGCAGCGGTGGGGGCGGTGGGTAACGCGGTAGAATTCAAGCCCAAACTTGCCCTGCCGCCGCAGGCAGAGCCGATTTTAGTTGAGGCGCAACAGCCACTAAAAGCACTCACGGCAACGGTTTCAAGTAATGCGGTTCCCTCGCCGGCGGCAGCCGTTAAGCAGATTCAAGCCGATCAAGTTAAGGTAGAGCAAGCCGCCTTCGCTTACAAGGTCAGTGCAGATGATGCAGTTGCACGGGCCAAGGAAATTTCTGCCCAGATTCGCGAAGGTTACCAAGGGTTAAAGGCCGCGATCAAAAAAGGTGATCTGCAACTGGCGGATGCACTGATCCGCACAATTCAGGACATGGCAGAAACCGCTACTGCCGAGATCTCGGACCTATCGGCCAGCTTAGGGGCTGAGGCCAAGATGGGAACCCGCGCAGGGAATCAGATCAACAATACGAAGTCCCAAATCTCACGCGCTAGGAATTTAGCGACCCAGGCGCGGCTTAAGGTTCCTGAGCAGCAATATGCATTTGAAGATCAACGCCAGCAGATTGCCGATTTAATGCAGTCGTTGCGATCGCCGGGGACTCTGCGGCGGGTGCTACCAGATGCAGCCGCGATCGCCGGGGGCACGATTGCCAGTACAGCGGCGGGGGCGGCGGGGCCCGTTGCTGGTAGCGTGGCGGGAGTTGTTGGCAGCATGGCAGGGCGGCAAGCCAGCCTAGCGGGTGCGGCGGGTGTAACCGCCTATCAGAAGCTCCAAAACGACCAGGTTTATCAATCGGCTACGCTACTGCAAAAGTTCAATACCTTGCTCAAGCAGGCGGCGATAGAGCTGCAAGCCCTAGAATCTGAGATGGGGAATGGGCTAACCGGGGATGTCGCTGGATCTGCGATCGCTATGGCTGTCGATCAAATCCTCAACAGTATCAGCCCAGTTCTAGCGGCGGTACCAGGTAAGGGGGCAGCAGCAGCAGCGGCGATCGCCCCTCGCATTGTGGAAGCACGTCAACAATTTAGCAGCGGGGAAACACGGCAGTATTCCTCCATGGGTTTGCAAGAGCAAGTCAATCAGGTTCTGGCTGAGTTCTCTGGGTTGGATTCAGCGGCACAGGATGTGCAGTTCGCATTCGGCGGAATAGATGAAGCTATCTCTTCAGCCGTAAACCGGATCCGCGAACTTAACGCAAAACCAGATCCAGAGGCAGAAGCTAAGGCATATCAGGCAGAAGCCAGCTTTGGTAAGAATTACAACCGATTTGAACGCGCTGAATCTAATGTAAATCAGCGCTTCAATCAATCTGTGAATCTCCCAGATATGAACCAGCCAGAATCGATCGCCGCACGGATTAAGCGGCTAGTTGCCGCTGGCGGGTTTATCGACATGGCCAAAGAACGGATCCAGTCGATGATTGGCACGTTCATGAAAATCCCTGGGGCGTTTGGGCTGGCAATGTCTTCCCTGTTGGGGTTGGGCGGCGCGGCAGTAATTGTCCCAATTCTTCAGCAAATCGGGGAAGCCTGTAAGCAAGCCGCGCTAGATATGGACCGATTCAACCGGACCATCACCTTTACAAGTGGTGGGGCAAGTCGGGGCGCTGAAGTTATGGCTTCACTGAGGAGTGAAGCTAAACGATTAGGAACGGATTTAAGAGCTTCGATTGAAGGTTATGCCCAGTTCTCTGCAAGCACGAAAGATACTTCGCTGGAAGGCGATCAATCGTTATCGATTTTCAAAAACGTATCTCAGGCTACGGCTAATTATCAACTGTCTCCAGAGCGGCAGAAGCTAGTGTTTGAAGCACTTTCGCAACTGGCTTCAAAAGGCGTCGTAAGCATGGAAGAACTACGTCAACAACTTGGGGACAGTCTGCCGGGGGCGCTAAATATTGCAGCGCGATCGATGGGAATGACAACCTCTGAGTTTTCAAAAATGGTAGAACGGGGAGAGGTATTATCCTCTGAATTTCTACCCAAGTTTGCCCAACAATTAGGAGCAGAAAGCTCTGTTGGTGTTGCCGCTGCATCAAAATCGGCGCAAGCATCGCTCAATCGATTAAATAACGTAATTTTTGAATTGCAGGCAACGATGGGGCAATTCATCTTGCAACTTAATAAAATCGGCGCAGATGTTGCAGTGGGCGGGATTGAGCTACTTATCGGAGTTCTATCTATCCTGTTAAAGACGCTTCCTGCCGTCGCCCTAATGTTTGCCGGGAAATTCCTTGCATCCTTTGCGGCGGCGGGTACTCTTCTCCCATCCCTAAGCAAAGCATTTGGATCGCTGATGGCGATGATTGCCAAGTTCGCACCAATCATCGGCGCGTTCCTTGCCAAGTTTATGATCGTGCAAACGGTCATTGACATGCTTGGTATGGTGGGCAAATCCCTGAGCGACCAGGGCGGGCAGTTCCGAGAGTTTGCAACGGCGGCACAGAGCGGGCTGAAGGATTACACATCTGCACTGATTGAGGCGAGGGTTGCCCAACGCGATTTTATGGACTCCATGCCGAAGAATGCCAGCGGTTTGAAGGGGGATTCGCTACTTGAGGGCACGTTCCTTGGGGGTGTGGCTGGCTTTATTGGTGGGGAGGGGGCTAAGAAGGCGATCGGGAATATGGAGCGCGGCGTACAGGGCTTATTCGGTGGGCGGACCTTTGCCCAGAATCAAGCGGACGATCGCAGTATCGCCATGGACGATTTGGCCGGATCCCGAATGGAGATGCACTATCGGGTTACCCAGCAATTGAAGGGCGCTCAGTCCCAACTCAATCAGGTGAAGGATATTGATCGCCAGATCCAGGAGATCCAGGGGCGGCGGCGGGGGCTGGCGGTTACTAATCCCAACGACAAAGAGGGTGCCAGAGCGCTCAAATCCCAGGAAGATGCACTATTGGGTAAGCGGGAGGCTTTAGTAAAGCCTGTGGCCGCATTACAGCAGGCTAACGCGGCGGAAATTGAAACCTATAAGAACGCGATCAAGAGTCTGGGAGATTTGGCTCAAGAGGGCAAGATTACCCAGGATGAATACAACGTCCGGTTAGTGCAATTCCAAACCGCTCTAGCCGGAGCGCAGAAGGATCAAGAAGCCCTCACTCAGGCTATGGCAAGTTCGGTGAACGGTTTGGCCGCGTTTGAGCGGGCATGGGCGGGCATCGTGGACAAGTTGGAGGATGCTACTTCCGCCCTTGAAAAAACTGGAAACGTAACCCGTAAGGCGATCGCCGAATCAGAACTAGCGGGCGGCTCCCAGGGTGAAAGCGCACGGAGAACCGAGCTATTGCAGCAAGATCAACTCGCCGAGAAGATTAAACTCAACCGGCAGGCGATCGCCCAGATGCGCTCTGAGATGAATGTGCAGGATATTGCAACCATCCAGAAGAACTACAACATTACGAATCAGACCGGGACCGCAGAGCTAAAAACACTCAGCGATCGCGCTACGGGGCCACGGGACAAAGCCCTTCTGGCCAAGCTGGCTGATCTGCAACAACTGGAAGGGCAGGTGTCGGGATTTGAAGCAGACCTTGCCGAGGCACAAGTATCGGCAATGCGGCGGATGCGCGATCTGGCTAAGCAAGTTGAGGAGTTCTACCAGGGTATCCAGCGGCAGGCTCAAGAGGCGGCGCTTAGCTCGAAAGAGATCCGCAATCAGATCGCTAACGCTAACGCTAAGAACCGCCTAAAGTCTGCGCTGAAAGGGTTTCAGGATAACTATATCAGTGAGTTTGTTGATAGTTTGATCGGGCTGATTGATTCATTGAGCCAACCGTTTGAGCAGGCGATCGCCGCACAACGGGAAATCATGGGCAAGCAGCAGCAGTTACAGGACACCTTAAAGCAGGCCACGGAGTTGGGCGGGCAACTGCCAACCGGGGCAGAGGGGAGCAGTAGTGCAAGTGGGATAACAGGTGTCACCAGCAAGAATTTTGCCGGGAAAGTGGTCATGCAGCGCACGGGGATCAAGGATGAATATGGACTAGAGAACCTGAAGCTAGTGGTATTTGATCGGTCTGGGAAAGCGGTTTCTGAACACACCGTGAACTCTGGACAGGCCACAACGCAGAATCAATTCGGTAAAGGTGGAACTACGCGATCGGGGTCAATGGCTCCAGTCGAGTATGGGACTTACAATATCGGGGCACCGATCGCCTCTGGCTTACCTGGTGTGGGCAAAACATTCATCGGTGTAAATCCAACGTTTAACACGGAGAGATCCGCGATCGGATTCCACACCGACGCCAACCGCGCTACGGCTCCCGGCAGTGCAGGGTGCATCGTGTTCAAAACCGAAGCTGATTTCAATAGGTTCCAAGCCGAATTGAGAAAGTCGGGCGCATCACAGTTTCAATTCCTGGATGGCAATCAATTAACCAAGCAGATTGCACAGGCGGGCAATACCATCAATCCAACAAAAGGGTTCACCAGTCTGCCCAGGGTTCAAACTGGCGGCTCAATCATCCCTAAGGGCGTCAACCCCAAACAGCGGGCATACGCCGCAATCATTGAAGCCGAGGGCCGAAAGGCTGGATTGAAAGACAATCAAATTGCCGCCATGATGGCTAGTGCGATGCAGGAATCGACCCTGGGTATGGCTAAAGATGAGGTGGGCGGATATGGCGGTAAGGGGTTGTTTCAGTTAACCGATGAACCCGGCAGGCCGGGGACTTGGATTGGAAAAGGCGGAATCAAATCAGTCAAGGATTACTACGATCCGGCCAAAAACACGCGCGCCATCATGACTGATTACCAGTTCGCAGAGTGGAAAAAGCGATCGCAGAATCAATCTGTGGCAGATGCATCCACATCCTTCGCGAGAATGGTCCTCCGGCCTTATGAGGTTGGGTCAAAATACGCTAATAAGGCAAGGATGCTGTTCCCTGACGGTCAAATCAGTAGGGGGGCACCCTCACAGCCTTTACAGGGGCGCTTAGGGGATGCAGCCAGTTTGGCCGATCAAACATCACGGCAGGAGATTGCCGACATTGAGGCCAGAGCTAGGGCGATGGGGGCGGGTGCCCGGTTGGATGCCGCACGGGCGGCTAGAAAGGCGGAGCGGCAGTTGCAGGTTGCAGGTCGGGACCAGTCCCGATCCACCCGGAGCCTGATGGAACAGTTTGGCGATATGCGATCGCAGATTGGGGAAAGCACTCCGGACAAGCAATTCCAACAGGAGTTAACCCAAGCTGAACGGGAGTATCGCGAGTTTCGGGAAAAGGTAAGCGATGAATCAGAGAAGGTAAAATCAGCCCTGGCGGATGCGCTTAGCATTCGGGATACGCTGAAGGGTGAGGGGTTACCTGATGAGCTGAAAAAGTTTGTTCCAGAGTTGGATAAACAGATCTCGTTGTTGCAGGACCAAAACGCCAAACTAGATGCCCTGAGCGGGAATATTGATGATGAGGCGTTGAAACGATTGACGGACATCCGCCAAAAGTATGAGCAGGCCAATGCCGCTCGAAAATTTGCATTTGAGCAGGAGCTAGGGGGCAAACAGATCGAAGTGTTGAGGGCTGAGGCCCAACAGGCCCAGAACCAGGCCCAACGCCCTGGCACTACACGCGATCAACGGTTTGAGCTGCAACAAAGGGCGCTTCAGTTGGGATTCCAAGCGGATCAGAGGAATGCCCAAAACCAGATCGCTCAATTGGGGATGGCCTTAGACGAGCAGGTTCGCAAGGGTGAGCGAACAACGGAGCAGGCGGCGGCGCTCAGGGCAGAGTATGAGCGACTGTCCCAAATTGACTTGAGCAATCTTCAAAGCCAGCTTGAGGCCCAGACCGAGGAGCTGAGGAAGCAGCAGAGTGAAATGAAGTGGCAGGAGGATTCCAAGGTGTTTGAATCCCGAATGTCGATCAACGATGCCAAGGGTAACTATGCCCGAACGATGGGATTTGAGTATCAGGCCAATCAATACGAGAAAGAGGGTGCGATCGCCCGCGAAAACTATTCCCTTCAGCAGGGGATGCGCGAGATTGACCAGTGGGCAAAGGATGTCGGGGCAGCGCCGGATATTGTGGCCCAACTGCGGAACAATCTCACTGAACTCAATGCGGTGAATCTGCAAAACATCAACGCACAATTTAACCCAATGACCGAAGCGTTAAAGGGTGTCAAAGGCGCGTTCCAAGGGTTTTTAGGAGATGTGATCACGGGGAACGAAAGCATTGAAGACGCTTTCTCCAAAATGATCGACAACGTTTTGAATAGCCTTGCCAACCTGGCCGCGCAACTAATCACAGAGCAATTGTTTGGCAATCTGTTCGGTATGGGCGGCGGGGGCGGTGGTGGGCTATTTGGCGGCGGTGGTGGGGGCGGCGGTATCGGGGGACTGCTGGGCGGGTTGTTTGGTTTTGCCGATGGCGGTATCGTACCGGGCCACCCTGGGCACCAACGGCTACGCGATCGCCCGGATGAGATTGGCTATGCCCTGCGGCGCGAAGGGCCGGACTCAGTTCTCGCCACGCTAACGCCGGGGGAAATGGTGCTTACCCGATCCCAAACCCGGAGCTATTTGGCGATGCAGTCGCGGGCAGGGTATGCGCTTGGAGCAGCCCATAAGGGCGATCGCATCCAAAGATTTTCTGAGGGGGGAATCGTTCGGGGGAACTTCCCGATCGCCGTCCCTAGCGGCGGATCCATTGGTGGTACATCGGTATCGGTGCCCATCCAGATCAATGCAGGATCCTCTCAGGAGAAGCCTTCAATCAACATGCCCAAGCTGCGAGATGCGGTGCGGGCATCGGTGCTTGAAGAATTACGCAGACAACAAAGACCGAACGGTAGGCTCAATCAATAGAGGTAAAGGCGATGACAACCGGCAAGATCACAAACTACGGCGCAAGCCAGATCATGAATTTTATGTTTGGGGGCGTTCCAATGAATGTCCCATCTACTTGGTATGCAGCGTATTCGGTGGGCACATCCACGGCGGCGGCTCCGGGGGCAGAACCGGGCGGCGCGGGCTACGAAAGGAAGGCGATTCCCAATACGGTGGGCAACTTCCCAGTGACAACAACCCAGATCAAAACCACAGAGAACGATATTCTATGGCGCACGGCTGAGGCCAATCACGGCCTAGTGCAATCAGTTGTTTTATTTGACTCCCCAGTTAACGGGAACCCCTGGTTCTACTTCCCTCTACCCGCTCCCAAGTTGGTAGAAACTGGGGATGCCATGAGGGTGCCAGCGGGGGCGCTAACGATCGAGATTGGGCCGGGGCTGTTTAGTAACCTGATCAAAAACCAGCTCCTGAACAACCTGTTCGGGGGGGTGGCCATGAACACAATTCCGACTATGCATATTGGTTACACGACTTCTGCCAGTAGCAACACTGCCGGGGGCACCGAGCCAACCGGAAACGGCTATGCACGGGTTCAGGTTTCCAACAATACGGGGATGTTTGCCCCAGCCGCCACGGGCAACAAGACAAACGCTCTGGAACTCACTTGGCCAGAAGCTACAGGGAATCAGGGTACGGCGGTGGGCTTATCGTTCTGGACGGCGGCCACGGGCGGAACTTATATCGGGTTTGCATCCACTCCGAACCGAGTGATTGATGCAGGAATCACCCCTTACCTGCCAAGCGGCAGTTTAGATCTACTGTTGGATTAAAGGCGATCGCGTGTGATCACGATCGCCTCTGATTGTGATCACACCACACACATTACGAGGGATGAAATATGGCTAGATTGGCATTTGGAGCGGTTACGGGGGAAAGCTCTACAGAAACAGGGCTGGATGTTGTTGGATTGGCACGGTCAATGGGGAACGTGCGAACGCCGGGGCAATCCTTAGCGCAGGCAAAACTCAACATTTCATTAATCGGTTTGGTTCGATCTACAGAGATCGCTGCAAAGACTGCGGCGGGGGCGGTGGTCGATCTAAAACGGCGATCAAAACTTCTGCCAGCCCAGGGCTGGGCGCATACCAAGACGGCAATTCAGTTCTTTCTGAATGCAATCCCAACGGCACCGCCACAGGGCAACCTATCGCTAACGTCCCTAAACTCACTCACTAACCCGAACTTTGTTGCATCGGGATTGAACGGCGCGCGGTTTGTTCGCGGCGATTTGATTCCTGTTCAGGTCAAGGTGAGGGGGCAGCGGCTTGACGGGCTTACCCCAACCTTTCAAGCCTTTAAGGTGGGATCCACTTCTGAGGGACCGGACATCGAAAAAGCTGGCGGCGCAATGAATCAGACCGAAACATCGCAGGATACGCGATCGCTGGTGGAAACATTTACGGCTGATTTTTCCATCAATCCCAGCGATACAAACACCCTGCCGGTGGGGGAAACCGCCTTTGTGTACGCCCTCACCGTCTCAGACGGCCTAGGGCGGGTGCATACACTGGAGTCTGGCAAATTCACTGTCTACACGATTTGGTAAAGCTTCTCACCCATTGCTTTATAGATGGGTGAGAACAATTAATCCAAGGAAATCCCCAGATGACGACTCCTATCCTTACCCTGCCTCCAAGGTGGGCAGTACCAGAAGAAGTTGAGGCCGCGATCGCTGAAGTAACGCTAGGCGATAATTACGATCTGATCATGCCGATCGGGTTGCAATCCCTCACAGAGCGCTGGAATATCGAATCAGCGGCGCTCAATCCGTTGGAAGCGCAACAGCTTCAGGATGTTTTTCAGCAGCTTGCCGGGGCAGGGCGGTTTGAGTGGAGTCCCACGGGAGAATTACCACGCCGAACTTATTATTGTGTGGAGTGGAGTATCTCAAAAATTGGCCCCGGATGGTACAGGTTGAGGGCCACGTTTGAGAATCCCCAAGGTTAAAGGTTAGCCATGCGATACCCGATCCTAATTGAGCCAGTTTTCGTATGGGACACTGAACACAAGTTCAGCACAGATCCCACGATTAGCCGCTTTGAGCTGGGCGTAGACGATCGCGAGAATCTAAACCTTTACCCAGTATCAGAAACGATTTCGGTACGCTTTACAACCCGGTTTTATAGCGCTGTCGATGCATTCCTGAGAGAGCGCCGGGGTAAGCCGTTTCGGCTACGCGATTACAATCGGATGCTGGATACACCAGACACGCTATACAACATGAAAAAATGGGCATGGGAGCAGCCGGGGCCGGGACTGTGGGTCTGTTCTGGCGATATACGCCGATTAAATATGCTCAGTAATGATATTTCTCCAGATGCCAACTCTGTTAGCCTTGGATCGCTATATCCGCAGAGCTGGGCAAGCTTGGGCGGGGATGACAGCGTTTGGAGTTTGTGATCTATGAATTACGGTATTGCTTATACAGGAAACTCTGAAGAACCTGACACAGAGATAGTCTTGAACTTGCCCAGACCATCTAGATCTCAGCGATGGCTGATAACAACGATCCATGCCGCCTATGATGCCAATCCTGTCGAGCCTAAAGTTCTGACAATTTCAGACGGCATAATAACATCTCCTGTCCCCTGTACTGCTGCGGGGCCAGCGCCAATGCCATGGTGGATGGCGTATGCAGCAGGGGAGCCGCTAACGATTACCCTACCAGCGGGCGGGCCGGGGATTACTGGATACCTAAATATCGGGGTAAGGTTGGTGCCAAGATGAAGGGTTTATCGGGATTAAAAGGATTGGGCGGATTGGCGGGCGATGGTGGTTCCAGTCCACCGATAGATCCTGAGGTCAATAACACTGCTCCAAAAGCCAATTCTGTTAGTCTTGGATCGGTATATCCGCAGAGCTGGATCAGCCTGGGCAGTAGCAAAACCGTTTGGAGTCTATGACGAAAGAACTATATTTCCTATACCGCAAGGGTGCGATCCCGGACGATCGCAAACCAATGTTAAAACACTGCTTTCGATATTGGAACACCACTGGTAAGGGGCGGTTCCGGCATGATCGCAAGGATCCTTACGACAACCTATCGGCGGCAACATTTTTTGAATCAGAGGCGGCGGCGATCGCGTTCCAAAGGGCAAGTCCGCTCTATGATGTTCGCGAGGTTTGCATGATCGGCTGTACCTTAAATCTTCAGAGGCACCATGAAGCTGTTAGTCAAAGAGAGTACCATTTTCAAAAAGGCCGCAATTCCCAGTTCTAGGCTCGATGCCAGTCAAAAAGTTTCGGTTAATCCGGAGGGTGGGGGACCAAAAGAGTTTGAGTTGCGGAGCGTTCAACCTGCATCAGACAAGCATCTTCTGATCACCCTGGTTCAACCATTTAGCGGGCGACTAAGCTGGTTTGTTTTTACCGAGCACGTTGAATTACTGTCTGAAGATGATCACCCAATTCACTTGGATGCTAAAGAGCCACCAATTGGCCCACCCAAACCGGGACAAATCATTTTGCCGGGTAAGTCCAGCCCGGTAGAGCTTGATTCTCCAATCATCCCAGACGGGCACTTCTCCTGGGGAGAAGCCACTAAGAATGGTCAACGAATCCCGGTAACGGCCAAGCACACTCAGAACATTGAACACATGGCTTACAGGATGGAGGACATACGCCGGGAGCTAGGGGAGCAACCGATCCGGGTAACCAGTTGGTACAGGGATCCCGAATCTAACCGAGCGGTGGGAGGCGTGGAAAACAGCCAGCACCTAACCGGGCTGGCTGTTGATTTTTACATTGATATGATGCCAGATGATGAGGTTCAGCGAACTTTGGATCCCGTCTGGGATGGCGGCTTAGGATTTGGCCGTACATTTACCCACGTAGACGATCGCGGGTATGTGGCCCGGTTTAATTACGGGAGTTGATATGCTGCTAACTCATCGCCTATTTACCCTGACAAATGACATTGCTACTGCCGTTATTCACCAGTGCAGAAGCGTTCACAACGCTGAAGCCTGTGGGGTGATCCTTGAAAACGGGGACGTTATTGCATTGGCAAATAAGTCAGCAGATCCCTCGAAAGAATTTGAAATGGGGGCCGAGTTTGAGCAGTATCGCTCAAAGGCGATCGCCATTTATCACAGTCACATTGATGAGGGAATCCCCGCTGAACTCAGTTCGGCAGATATAGTGAACTCGAAAGAGGTTGGGATCCCCTATCTCTGCTACCACACGATTTTTGCCCAATGGGACTACTTTGATCCGTTTGGGCTGCATCCGTTCCCGTTGGAGCTTAACGCATTGCAAAGCCCTCGACAGATTGAATACTACAATTTATGGCGCTTTGTTTATGGGCGTAGCGATTGCTTTTCCCTGGTTCGTGCCTACTATGCCGGGATGCTCCAAATCCCGCTAAGAGATTACTCTCGAATCGATCTGGAAACGTGCAACACTCTGGGCTTAAATCAGTTCACACCCGGCAGGATTCGCGAACAAGGTTTCCGGCAATTACCAAAAGATACGCCAATCCAGGATCATGACGTATTGCTAATCAACATAGGCACACCAGAGCCGGGGCACTTGGCGATCGTTAGTAATGCCGAAGAGAATCAGATTCTACACAACTTAGGTGAAGGGCGGTACTCATTGATTGAATCACTGGACACATCGCTAAGAAATGCAACAGCCTGTCTATTTAGACACGCTTCTTTCTGTTAACTCTGTTATTATTTGATAACGTAAGCTTGAATGTTTAACTACTCAACTGCAACCCAGATCGCTCGACTTCTCAGGCGGGCGATTTTTGTTTGTGCAATAGATCCTCTCTATTTTGGCTGTGTTACTATCTTTTTACTTGGGTTGGATGTGGGGAAATTCCTCAGATTCCAGCCTGATGCAAAGTCAAATCTACGTAGGGCAAACAATCATGAATTCAAATTCACAATCTTCTATTCAAGCAGGGATGAACGGATCTAGCGGTATTGTTGAAGGGAAAGGTAAGCTGATCCGCTTTCCCGTTCCTGCCCAATCAAAACCCGTTAAGGCTGCATGATTAAGTTATTTGGCTCTTTAGCTGAGTTGTTCGCCCCAGAGGTGGATTGTAAAGTGCAGTCCATTGGAGAGGCGATCGCAGCTTTAAGGGCCAATTTTCGCGACTTTGAGCGGTATCTAATTGAAGCCGCTCAAAGTGGCTTGCACTATAGGGTGTGTGTAAACGGGTATGAAGTATCAGAGCAAATGATTAATGCTCCAATCCCTATAAACTGCGAGATTACGATCGCCCCAATCCCAAAAGGGGCGGGGAACACATTCAGAATTATTGCAGGCGTTGCCCTGCTAGGGCTGGGGATTGCGGGCGTCGGTTTTTTGGGCATGACCAGCACGACCTTAGCCATTACAGGGGCCGCGCTATTGCTGGGCGCTTTGCGCGGTAAAGTAAAATCCCCTAAAGATTCCGAACGCGACGGACGGCGATCGCTAATCTTTGGGGGACCAAGTACAACAATTTCCGAGGGTGGGCGCGTGCCCATCGCCTACGGGATTATTCTGGTCGGATGGGTTTTGATCTCTCAAAAGACCCAAACCTCATTCCAGGGTGGCTAAACTTGCAGCACGCAGGAAGGCTCTGTGCAATTCTTCGTCTGAGTATCTACCATCTTCTTTCAGAATTGAATGGCAGTCTTCGGCACTGAACCCCTTGTTCATGTATACCCGAATTGCCGTCGCGATCAAATCCACTCTATCCATACTTCCAAGGGTTGTCTTCATCGTTTCCATTAACGGCTTCTCTCCAAGTTGGTGGATTATCTTGTCCTGGAGTTCGGTTGTGTCTTGCTGCGGCATACCTAGCTTAAGCTTCTCGATCGCTACAGATCGCGTGATCACAGCGGCCATAAAGGCAGACAGCGGGATCTCCCTTACTAGGATTTGCTTATAGAACGTTTCCACGGGCAAACCCCAGGCCGCGCAGGCCGCTTCAACCGCGAACGGCCACCGCTCGATCGCCTGGTTTAACAATTCCATCGTTAGCCGATCCGGAGGGCAAACCCGCCACCATGGCGATCGCTTGCCAGCCCTTCGGATGGTGAACCCATGGCGATGCAGCAGATCCCCGCGCAGGCGCGCCAAACCGAGTATTTCGCATAGCTCCTTACTATCTATCTCCCATCCTCCATTGCAGATGTCTTGGAGCCGCTGGGCAGGGGAGGGGGGGGCGGCTGGTGGGAGCGATCGCGTAAATAGTTCCGCCATCATTGGATAGTTCAAATCAACGCGGTTTAACTCAATATCACTCGCGCCCTTAACCCCTTGATCGAAGGTGGCAAAGGTTCCCCCTTGCTGTAAGTGATCATGGAGCTTATCTAGTTTTTCAATCTGCTCGGCGGAAGCATAGGAGCGATTACCCTGTGCTCTAAATTTGATTCCAAGCGCTTTAACCCGACCATAGAAAGCGGGTTTCTGTACTGTGTAGCGATGCAAAAGTTCTGCAACGGGGAGTCCTTCGGCGGGGATTGCTGCGGTATATTGAGGGCTTGATTCGGTCATTGATCGGCTCCATTAGTTCTTTAGTGTAGTGTACTCATTAAACCACAGAAAACAATGATAAACCTCGAAAGATTTTCACCAGAATTGCAAACCGCGATCGCGTCCGCTTTGGCTGAACCCGTGCCCAACCCGCGCTACAGAATCGAGGGATTCCATAATCTAAGCGGCTGGTTTCAGTTGGGGTTTGCCGATAGCTTGGAGCAGGTTGCAAAGTCAACCCAGGGGATCGACCGAGCCTATGTAAGGGTGGTCGAAATCGTTGGGGGCCGGGTTCTAGATTTATAATCACAAAAAAATAGGCAAGTAATCATGACCGAAGAAAATGCAAACCAGCAAATTAATGCAAACCAGCAAATTATTGACGCGGTGCAACAGGCGATCGCCCAGTACCTTAACGAGCTGATTGAAGGCGATCCAGCAGTGCGATCGTTTATTTCAGCGGGGACCAAGATCAACGAAAGAACTGATGCCCTGGCGATAACAAAGCAGGGCCGCGACGGTGCCCAATACCTGACGGTTGGGGGATTGCTGTGCTCAATATCTCAGAACCTCAAAGGTTCGGGGCGTCTTGTTTCGGTTTGGGATGATAATAAGAACCTGATAGGGTTTGATGTGGCTCCCTCTTCGGTATTTGAATAATGACAAAGGGCTTCACCCCAAAGGGTAAGGGCGGTAAAAAGAAGAAGAAGAAGCCCAGAGAAGACGGTGAAACTGGGTTTAGTACAGCCTATGCGAAGCTTTTGGGTGTGGTTTCTGAGGGGCCAATCGAGGGGCCGCTAGGTGGGACAAAGGGTGTTTACCTGAACGAAACACCGCTCCAGAATGCGGACAATAGTTTCAACTTCAGCGGAGTAAGCTACGATTTCAGGCCGGGGACCGGAAATCAAGAGCCGATCCCTGGGTATGGCACGGATGTTACGTCGGAGACTGGCGTAGGGCAAGAGGTTAAGTTCAACTTGCCAGTTACCCGACAATTCACGAATGCATCTTGTGATCTGATTCGGGTGCGATTGGGTTTCCAGATGCAGGAGTTTCCCCCTGACGGCGGCTATCGGCGGGTAACAATGCACTTCAGGATCTTGATCAAGGAAGGCTTGGGCGCGTTTGTTGTGCGCCATGATCAAGAGATTGAGGCTCGATTCAGTAGCCTGACCGAATTTGAGTATGATTTTCCCGTTAACAATGCGGGGGGCACGGTATCCACTTTTGCCGTCCGAGTAGAGCGGGTAACACCGCAGGACAGCGACACAACGCGCTATCAGAGAGTTCTTTCCTTCCGAGCCTATGCCGAGGTGGTTGCCGCTCGTTTGAGCTATCCTTACAGCGCCCTGGTCGGGTTGCAGTTTGATTCGGCGCAATTCGATTCCATGCCGCAAGGGGCTTTTGAGATTGGCGGGCGGTTGTTGCAAATCCCATCGAATGCAGCGGTCGCCGTCGATCGCGGCTTGCATTACACGGGCACATGGGACGGCACTTTTTACGAGGCGGCGATCGCCGCCTCCTGCCCTGCTTGGATCTTCTATGACTTGATCATCAATGATCGGTACGGGTTGGGAGAGTACATCAAAGCTGAGGACGTTGATAAGTGGTCAATTTATGAGCTATCAAAATACTGCAACGAGCTGATTGCCATCCCTGGGACCGGGGGTGGGTATGAGGGACCAACCTATGAGCGGCGCTATCAGTGCAATGTGCTTCTGGAGGATAAGGAGGATGCGACACGGGTAATCGATGCTCTGCGCTCCATTTTCCGGGGGTTCTCCTATTGGATTTCTGGCGTGATTCGGCTGGCTCCAGACCGGCAGCGCTTGCCGACAATGGTAGTTACTCAGTCGGACATCGTTGATGGTATGTTCAATTGGTCGCGCACTCCAATTCGGGAGCGCCGGACGATCGCCCATGTTACTTGGTTGGACCCTGAGAATTTTTATCGTAGGACCATTGAGGTAGTAGAAGACCCCATCGGGATTGAACTCTATGGACGCCGGATTAATGAGCTTTCGGCGTTCGGTTGCACGTCGCGCACACAGGCCCATAGGGCTGGATGGGCCACCATTATTTCAGAACGATTAGAACTGGAGTTGGTTCAGTTCAGATTACGTCCGTATGGTGCGATCGCTGTACCAGGGCAAGTGATCAAAACCATGGACGTGAAGCGCTCGATCCTGAACTATAGCGGTTTGGTAGTTGCGGCATCTGCCAATGAAATTGTCTTGGATCGGCCCGTGACTCTGCAAAATGCGCCGCTGACCATTACCCTGACTCTACCTGACGGCAACATTGTAGAAAGGGTGGTTTATACCCCGGAGGGCACAGTTACCGATCGCCTAGCAATCCAACCCCTTGAAGGAGATATACCCCTATCTGAATCCCCCTGGATTCTGGCCAGCACAACGATTCTGCCAGGGTATTACCAGATCATTAGTATCGTGCGAGTGCAGGGGGAATACGGGCTGCTCTATGAAGTATCGGCGCTGGAATATCGTGATGATAAGTATGGCGTGATTGACACAGATTACTATGTGCCACCGTTGCCACCGTTGCCCAGTGCTCCTGCGATTCCCCCTCCCGTGCAGAACCTTAAAGGCACATTAGAGGACAATTTCTCGGCAACGAATCTGATCTTGGCCGCCATCTGGCAACCGCCAACAAACTCTGACTTCACAACTGGATACACAGTTCAGTACAAACCGTTTGGGGGGGAGTGGCAAGGCACCCAGCAGGTTTCCTTTCGGTCAGCATCTTGGGATGTACCATTCAACGATCGCGGCTATTTTGTGCGGGTGGCAAGCATCGACTACACCCAAACTGAATCAGCATGGGTTGAAGCAGGGCCAATCCGAGTAATCAACCTGATCAAGCTACAGATCGGGACAAGTTTCAGCTTGAGCGATCGCCCTGGGGTTCCCCGGCTGCGGGGGCGGATTGGCTGGCGGGGAACCCTAACCGCTCCAGATGCAATCTCAGTTGATACCCTACGGGGGCGGGTTGGTTGGCGAGGCACCCTAACAACGACGGCGCTTGGACCAGGGTACAGCGCGGAAACCCTAGATTGGCAGGCCAGGGTACAGGCACAGGGCGCAGATGTTAGCGTTGCCGGTCTAAATGCGATCGATGCATTCCTGACTGAGATTGATGGCATCGATCTTGATCTAATCCATTTGTACGCCGGAGTTACAGGCCCAGGCTCTACAGAGATCATGGCCGGGTTAATGGTCCCAGTGCGGCACCCCTCAGACGCGATCGCTACGAACTCAGGGTTCACCGTTGGGCAATACGTGCAAGCAGGGGCCACTGCTGGGCTGCTAGGGGACGGGAATGCCTTTGTTAACCATAACTACGATGTTGGCACGTTGCACCCTGGATTCAGCTTTTTTGCTGGGGCTTATCTAAAGGGGATTGGCGGCTCTGGCGTTAACACGGCGGCAGTTTTCGGGGCGTCGGGTACTGGTTTGCGGCAGCTCCATTTGTACTATAGATTCCCCGATAATTCTTGCTATGTAACGTCGTTTCGGGATGTGGGGCCGGGGGTTACCGGGGCAGAGCGGATCATTGCTTACACCAGCAGCTCTACAAGCGCTCTGATCAGCGCTTCGCGAACGGCCAACAATGATTTTAGGTTCTTCGTTGGGTCAACTCAGATCGATGCAACCACGGATACAAACTCCTTTGATTCGTCTGGGTTGGGATCTCTGGTCAGCTTTCAGGGTGGGTTATCTGGGCCAAGTTCGCTCAATTCATCAAGACGGCATACTCTCGTCATTGCTGGGAGCGGTAAAACACCCAGCGAGATCGCGGCTCTGCAAACCGCCGCGCAAAATCTGATCGACGCACTTTAGGAGCACTATGGCAACGGCAAACTTTCTGATTGGTCCCGACTTTTCTAATTATGTTGTGGGTTTGGCACTTGAAGGGAAAGATCTACGGTTGGGCATCATCTTGGATGGTGATGATGTGTCACCAACGATTCATTACACAGCATCCAATGACGCGATCGCCGCAGAGTATGCGGCAGGCGGCTGGCTGCGGCCAACAATATCCTTTTCAACTTCGGGGGCGTGGGATGCTCCAAACTTAGAATTTGACGTTCCCACAGTTAGCTGGGACGTGATTGGTCCCACGGGCGGATTCTCAATCAAACAGTTTTTTATCATCATTGACGGCAGCACAACGCCCGGAAATACGACTGGAACCTTTGCCGGATTGAGTACCTTTACCACGCCGATCGCCGTGGCAGATGGGGAAACTACTCAAATTGACTGTGCCCTATCCATTTTTGCAGAGGTCTAAAATGCCAACGGCAAGCTTAGTAGTTAGCCAGCAGTTTTTAGGCTGGGCAATGCAACGGGCCGTCCTAGAGAACGGCCTTTACTTGGGCATCATCTTAAATGGTAATGAGGTCGCAGCAGATGCCAGTTACGAGGCGATCGCCTTAGCTGAATATAGAGCCGAAGGATGGAGCCGGTTAGGAGCAGAGGCTCCAACCTATGGGGGCTGGAACATCGACACTAATCAATGGGAGTCCACAGACGTTCTGTGGACAATTTCATGGGAAACAAGCCTGTCAATCAAGCAGGCATTTGTCGTTGTTGGGGGCAGCTCTACCGCTGGCTCAACCCTGGGGATGCTGATCGGGTTGGCCACCTTTACTACGCCGATCGCGGTTGAGGGTGGGGTTCCGAAGATCTTTGACTTCTTTGGCGCGGTGGCTGCAATTTAACACTCTCACCCGTTTAACGTTAAACGGGTGAGAAGAGATTCAGAGAACCTTTGGCGGATTATCCCGTAGGTTCTCTAGGTATTTGGCAAACTCTACCAGTTGATCGTGGGTCAGCTCTGCGCGGCTCTTTTTGCCGTAGGTGGCTAGGATGTGCGATCGCCCACGGTTCGCGCTCCAGTGAATTGCCTGCATCAATACCGAGATCTGGGCAATCAACTCTGACAGATCTTCTGGTTCGGTTTGGGTGCTGGCGGGTTCTAGCTCAGGTTCTATCTGAGGAACTTCCCCAGATGGTTGACTGGCTTCAGGTTGGGTTTCCGGTTTGGCGATTAGCTCAGTTTGGTTGAGCCTGTCGGCAATTGCCTGGATCAATCTACTGGCGGGAACCTTGTCAGGGTTCTCAAAAAATAGCTTTTCACCGTTCTGCCATACATCACAAATGAGGGCATTTTCTTCGCGATCGCCTGCGCGAAACGAAAAGGTAATGGGTTGATTCAGATCGGCGACTGTTAAACCACCTAGGGCACATTTGGCGGTGGTTTTATTAATGCTCATTGTTAGGCGGTAATGACAATTACCTGTGTCAATCACTAGGATTAACTTCGTGTTGTCTTTGCCCTTGTATTCACCCGGTTCAATCTCTACTTTTTTTAGCAGAAATCTTATCGCGGTATGGGGGATGATTTCCGGTTTGTTGATAGCCCCATTCCATGTGTATAAACATCCGGTGCCATCAGGATTACTGTACTGGGTGTTGCAGTACAGTCGCCTGACATAGGGGCTTTCGCAGAATCCCAGATCCTTGGGTTCAAGCAATCCTCTGATTTGCTTGAGTTGTGCGTTGATCGCCTGCATTTGGTTGATCAGAACGATTAAATCGGGTTGTTGGTTTGAGTCTGTCATTAGGGTTTAGTGATGCTCCATAGCTTTGTTTTTCTTCCCAGTTGGTTTAAGGCTGGGTAACCTTTGGCGATCGCGTTTAGGAGCTGAACGGTGACCCCTTTGGAAAGCTCCAAATCATCGGCAATCTGCCGTGATGTTCGCGGCTTCCCGTCCTCTAGCAACCGGACGATCGCGATCGCCCGGTTAAAGTGCAGGGGGAGCCATTGACGGACCCGGTTGGAGTCCTCCGAAAGGATGTCGCTCATAGCTGCGGTGATTTTGTAAAGCGGTTCTGTATTCATCCCAAATCGACCCCTAAAAGCAATGTTCCAAACTGCGAACCCAGAGCCAGGGCGTTTCCTAACCCTAGTTCACCAGATCCAAAGAAAACCTGTGATAGTCCCATCCCTGGATCTGCGGGATTAAATGGCTCGTCAACAGCCTGCCAAAGCCGATTAGAGTTTATAGCCCAATAGCTTTTACAGTGTCCACAGCGGTACACGGGGCCATGGCGGGGATTGTGCCCCACGGTAACTGAATTGCTGCGGCAACAGGTATTTGAAAAAATAACTGCATCGGTCAACTCATTGAGCGCGGGCTTTTCAATTGAAACCGCTGTGAACTGGTTTGCCAGGGTAGCGATGATTTTCACGGCGATCGCAAATATTGCCTTCTCGCTATCAATTACTCCCCTTTCAGCATTTTGGGCAAGTTGATCCATTGCCTGTTCCAGTAGCTCATAAATTTCTACGATCAACCCTGCGGACACAACTACTTCAAACTTCGTGCCAAATTTCAATGGATTCATACCTTTATCGGTCCCCCTTTGCTTTGTTCTAGGTGCCAGCCGGACCCGGCAGCACTCCAAAGACTTACATAGCCGTGGGCGCATTGGTAAGCCATTTGGGCGCTTACCTTATGCTTAAAATATTGCTTTTTGCCCTGCACTGAAACCAAAAAGCGCCGATTATCTGATGGGTTTAAGACTTGACTCATAGCGTCACCTTTAATGAGGGGATTCCCCAGAGCTTGCAAAGTTCAATCACTGTTGGATCATCATCTACTACCAATTCCACATTCCAGTGATTGAGGATCGTATCCTCAATCACTTGCTTTTTGAATTTAGGTGCCGGAGTGCGATCGCCATTTGGGCGCATGAACAGGATGCCAGAGTGAACGATGAGGTTCTTATCTAGCCATTCTTCCAGCACTTCGCGGCCAGATTCTTCGCGGCCCGTGAGTAAAATAACATCGCCGTCAACTGCTTTAAGCAGATGAGCAATGGGCGGATTAACTTTGTCATTGCCTGCGGCAGCGTAATCCAGAGGACCACGGTTCCCAGTTATTGCCAAGCAGTTGTCAATGTCCACAACGATCGCAGACTTTAGCCCTGGCTTGTGCTGGTATGCCGTGGGTTTGGGGAGATAGCGATCGGCCCAATGGCGGACAACTGCTTCACCTACAGAATTTGGACGCTGAAGATCACGCTTAATACACTCTTCAATGGGAGTGTTTAAGCATTCTTCGTTGAGAATCATTTCAATTTGCCCGTACTCAGGGTTTGAGTTTTCCACGGTGCGGATCAAGGATTGGATCTCCTTACGAGTCCATTCTTTGAGGTTTGAGGCATCATCAACAACAACAGAAAACCCGTTACGCAAAGCTGCGACGATCGCCTGTGAGTGGGCAGATCGGACAATCTTTTCCATTTCAGTGGAATAGGGTAGGCCCATCATTGCGCGAATATCGTCTTTATTGACTCGGATCAAGCCGTGAGCGGCCACTAATTCTTTAGCGCGAGTTGTTTTCCCACTGCCGGGGATTCCCATCATCAAAACAACGTACATCTTTGACCTCTATTGATTGCTAATTGAGTTACTTATTGATTTCCTAATTCAATTGAAATCAGCTAATCCGAACTGACGAGCCTCTTTCTCCGAGCTTGGCCCACTCTAATTCAACCCCGCCTTCCAACATATCCCTAAGGGCAGCTTTATCTAGCTGCACAGTTGTCTTTTGGAGGTTTGGCGGCAGATCTGCCGGATCAATTTCATCGTAAATAAGCGGTGCAAGTCCGCCGTTTTTAACGACTGAGAATTTATGAAAATTAGATTGAAGCTTTCTGTAACCCATCGCGATCATGAAATCTTTTAATCGTGCTTGCAGCGTGGCTGCTGTTATAGCATCGCCTGCGGCCAGGGTGTTTAACCGCGCCGCCTCTTTTCGCCGGATCTCCTGAAAGGTTTGCAATTGAGCGATTAAGTTAGCGTAGCTGTCCAGTTTTTTGCGTAGCTCTTCTTCAGAAGCGTTTTTCATGTCCAGGAAAACCGCTTCAAGTTGCTCCTGAAATTCTTGCGGGGCGTCTGCAATCTTCCCGATCGCATCTTCCAGATTTTGCAGGTCTTTGCCAATTTCAAATAGTGTTGCCATTTGTGCTCCTAATTTTTCCAATCATTACCATCAACGAAAGCAACCTGAGCGCGGCGTGCGACTTCAGGATCCGTACCGACAAGAAGAACCCTATCGGGCTGAACGTGATGCACAGAAGCCCGGATCATCCCCAGTTCTGGGAGGAGGAAGTCAAAAGGTGGGGATTCTTGCTCATACCCCAGAGAAAAAGCGTTGATAACGACCTGAAACCCTGGAGTTTGCCGGACATTCCAGCAGTAAAACCCCTCTGGATCACAGCAGACATAAGCCGCGCCAACACAATTTAAGACCCGCAAAAGCTGGCGGGCGTCAACAATAACATCGACTGTGTTGCGTCCAAGGTCGTTGTAAATGGTGACAATCTGCCACCCTGCCTCTGATGCCGCAACAATGTTTTCAATCGCCTTGGCGTGGGGCGTTAACCCGGTAGCAAGACAGTCCCTTTCAACAATTAGGAGTCTCGCTTGAAAAGACTCTATGGCGTCAACTTCTTTTCTACCGATCGCTTCCGCCCACGGACTTTCAAGATTCAATGGCCTTGGCATGCCTGACGTGCTCTAATTAACAACACTGCAACAGTAACACAATACCGTTACAGTATGCTACTATTTGGCAAAGATTACCAAGCGCCATCCTTTTTCGATTAGGAATTTGCTGGGCAGGGTGATCAGGAGGTCGGGACTAACAATCTGAAAAGAGTAGGTTTGAGCGCTGGGAACCTTGATCACGAACAGGGCATGACATGCCATCGGTTGCAGTGATCGATTCTGGGATAACTCTGGAGAGATCGGGACGTTTGAGGCTGGGAGCAGCAAACCCCGCCCAATGATTTCCCCATCTTCATTTGTCGCCAAAACCGTTCCGCCATCCTGAAGATCGGGATACTTCTTGCTCCTAGGGCAGTCCTCATTGGGCAACCCTAAGTAATTCCCCGGAAGGATCACCCGGCCAAGTATGGTATTTTCGTCCCGGCTGAAAGCGGGATCGGGATGATTCAACGCCAGCACAAAACCAGTAAAGAGCACTCCACAAAGGCGATTTAGCATGACCGTCCCCAAGAAACTACCCCTTAATCGTATCTCAGCACCCTAGTCTGTTAACAAACCGTGAACCCTGTTGACAGATGTAATCGCTAAGTGCTATCTAGTAAATAGTTAAGCCAAGGTAAAGCCCAAAAGGCACACTAAAACCAAGTTCAACACGGAAGGAAAAGAATGATACCCAATAATGAGATGTGCCAAATTCGGGCACCCAAAGCTTTACACGCAATGATTAGACATCTCCGAGCCTGCTACAAGCAGGCGCTAGATGTAGGCTGCGAGATGACGGTAACAATTCGCCTTGGAGAAGATCGATCTGTCACTAGTCTGACTGTCCTCAAGGGACAATCACCACAAGATAGGCTGGTGGGATAATGGCCGCTGCTGTATCGGTTCCGGTAACTCGCGAAGTGCAACCGCTGCGGCTCGTTAGTAAGCCGAGCAAGCAGAGCTATCTGCAACTGCTGCAAGCCGCTTTCAATGAATTGCAAGATCAAATCGATGCGATCCGAGAGGAAGGTGCGATCGCACCTTCTGCACACTGGATAGTGGAGATTCAACAACAAAAACGGAACAAGGTTTATAACTATGTCCGGCTTTGTTGGGAAGCAGACGGAAAACGCCGACAGCGATTGATTGGAAAACCAGGGGGCAATCAGCATATCGAATGGATTCAAAAATGCGATCGCCGCGATCGCATCAATGAGTTAGCAACTCAGCTAACTATCCTTAGCGAACTAATAGACAGAGCTTCAGTGTAAATGGCTAGGACATCATGCATAACTCACCGGGCGAACGACCGAATCGCAGTGGTCCACCTGGACTACTGGGAATTGATGAACAGAGATACCACCGCCGCCGCACTTTTAGGGCTTTTCGAGTACTGGGCCAACGGTGCGATCGCCTTAAATCCAAAACTGGCGGAAAAGGCTGTGATTCCAGTGGGAGCACACAGCATTGCCGAAATCGTAGAAATGCTTGTCGGCATTTCCGGGGAAAAAACGATCCGGCAAAAACTTAAAATCTTGCAGGATAAAACCTACATTTCCGCCAAGGGAAGTAAAGCGGACGGTGCTGCAAAGGTCTATTTCCTTAGCCGGAAAAATCTCTTGGATGACCTTGGTAAATTTACCGACCCCCCCCTTGGTAAAAATGCCGACCCCCTTGGTAAATTTACCGACCCTACCTTGGTAAATTTACCGACCTACCTTGGTAAATTTACCAAGCCCTCTATATATACAGTATCTACAGTAGAGGGATCAGTAGCGGAGGCAGTACCAGGCGCGGATCCAGCGGCCCCAGATCCCCCCCTTGTCGCTACGCGATCGCGGGATGATCCGAACCGCGATCGCGTAGATCCAGATAGCAACCCCACAGCGGGCGATGCTGTAAGCCCAACAAAACACCCTCAAAAACCAACGGACAGTGCCCCAATGGATATATCTAACCCCCAACAGATAGCAACCGCCTTAGAGGCTCCAATAAACCCCGCTCAGAATCCGCAAATAATTCCCAGTCAGGAAAATATTAAAAGCTCTTTTTGGGATCTGGAGAAGGCCCCTTGGCGGGCTGGGTTGATGAGCTTTTCAGATGGAATGATTGAAGCCGTGCATGAAATCATGAACGGATTGCCGGGATTCACTCTCCCGAACGGCTCAATCAATAAGGTCGCTATTTCCAAGCATCTCCGCAGACTGGAAAGCGCCGCCCGCAATCATTATGGAACCGAAGCGCTGAAAGCCCGACAGGACTTGCTTGACTACTGGAGTCATGCAAGTCAGATCGAAAAACGAAAGGCTGATGCGGTTTCCCCGCAGTTTGCCGAACCCAGTGAACCGCCGCCCAAGCATTCCCCCCCTGATTCAGAAGCGATCGCAGCCGCTCGTAATGTGGCCCGCCAGCTTTTGATGGGAGGGGCGAAACATGCAGGAAGTTAAGGTTCAACCTACAGGGCAAACAGGGCAAGTTATCCCTTTTGGTTTGGCATTTTCAGAAAAAACACCACCACACAGCGTAGAGGCCGAGATTGCGATCCTGGGCGGATTGCTAATCGATCCAGAGGCTATTTCGAGAGTGCTGGATAAGTTACCCCCAGACGCTTTTTACCTGTCCTCAAATCGCCTGATCTTCCAGGCCGTTCTGGCTGTGCATTCAGCCCATAAAATGGTCGATCCAGTTGCAGTGCTAACTCAGCTCAGAGAGTCGGCACTGCTGGAAAAAATCGGCGGGCAGTCGGTGATCATGAATCTGGTCGCGAACACGGTTAGCGCTGTGAACGTCGATCTCTACGCTGAGATGATCGTGGACAAGTGGCACCGCCGCCAGATTATCCAAGCTGGGCACCAGATTGTAGCTACTGGCTATAGTCAGGAAGAATTGCCGGAGCTTTGCAACTTGGCAGAGCAGACGATTTTCGGGGTGACGCAGGCCACCCAGGCCAAAAACACCCTGGCTAAAGCTGGCGATATTGCGATCGCCGTATTCAACCGGATTGAAGAGGTGCAAGAGGGGCGCATACAGCCGGGGATTGCAACCGGGTTCTATGATCTGGATGCGATGACCAAGGGCTTCCAGCGCTCTGATCTGATCATCGTGGCAGCGCGGCCCGCCATGGGCAAATCAGCCTTTGCCACCAATGTGGCCGAAAGCGTTGCGATCGGCGGACGCAATGTGCTCCTGTTTTCCCTGGAAATGGATCGTGAACAGATCCTCACTCGCATGATCGCCAGCAGAGCGCGGGTTGACAGCGGCAGGTTACGCGAAGGGCAGATCGCCGCGCAGGAGTGGGAGCCGCTGGGGCATACTCTCTCCCAGGTTTCAACCCTACCGTTTTGGGTGGATGATTACCCGAACCCTACGTGCAATCACATTGCAAGCGTGGCCCGACGCCATATCTCTGAGTTTGGTCACCTGGATTTAATCGTGATTGATTACCTCCAGCTAATCCAAGGGGAGGCCAAGGGCGGAGAAAATCGCGTGCAAGAGCTATCGAAAATCACGCGATCGCTCAAATCCTTGGCGCGGGCGTTAAAGGTTCCCATCGTCGCGCTTTCCCAACTCAGCCGAGCTGTCGAGACGCGGACCAATAAGCGTCCCATGATGTCCGATCTACGGGAATCCGGCTCGATTGAGCAGGATGCAGACTTGATCATGATGCTTTATCGGGATGAATATTATCACCCCGATACCCCAGATCGGGGTATTGCAGAATTGATCATCACAAAGCACAGGAATGGTCCTGTGGGTACCGTTAAATTGTTATTTGAATCTCAATTTACCCAATTTCGCAACCTTGCCAGGAGATAGAAATGAACATGCCAGTTGCAGAAGCTATCCGGGGAAATCTCCAGATACAAGATTCACAGGGTGTTGTTGTTGAGGTTGCGTTGTCGCAACTGATTAAGCACCAAATTCAGGCACGAAAGAGTCTGGATGAGCCAACCGTAGAGGAATACCTAACGGCTTACAAACGGGGCGACGTATTCCCACCCCTTTCAGCCATGCTGGATGGCGAGGATTACTACCTGTTTGACGGCAATCATCGACTCGAATCTCTCCTGCGGTTCTGCGAGTTTGCTAACACGCCTGAAGCTACCCAGGATCAACGCGATCGCGCTGCAACGTTTGAAGCGGTTGGCGTTTTAACCTATGTAGAGCACGGGGATGCCACTGATGCAAAATGGGCAGCTCTAAAATGCAATACCCGGCATGGGCTGCGGCGATCGCGTGCCGACATCCCATGCATCGTGGAAGCGGCTTTAACCAGTCCTCATGCTGCGGGTCTGTCTTACCGCCAACTGGCAGAACACACCCAGATGGACCCCAAGACGTTCCGCGCCCACTGGTTTGCCCTGGCAGAACAGGGCAAAGTTGACCCACCGGGAACGGAAATCACGGTGACCCGTGGGGAATCGACCTACACCATGCAGCGATCGCAACCTCAACCCGTCGAGCGTTTTGTTCTCAACAGTAACGACTTGAACGGGGCAGAAACACCCACCCCCGCCCCTGTGGCTGCGGCTCCCCTTGTGATAGAGAGAGGACAGGACGATCAACCGGGCGGCGAGGGGGAAACCCGCTGGGAGCGTTGGAGATCTGGTAGGGTGCAAGATCTCCAAACCGATGGCGATGAGGACGGTGATGATCAGGTTCCTGGCTTAGTTGAGCCGTTGCCCGGTACGTTTAAGCTGAACGTTAACGAGTATTTGGATCCACAACCAGAAGATGGCCGGGTAGATCACGCCAGAAAGGTTTTCACATCAAGCAAAACCTGTGAGCATTACAGCCCAGAGGATGTAATGCAACTGGTTTACGATGTTTTCGGTACGATCGACTTGGACCCATGCAGCAACGCCAAGGGGCATGCCGCTAACGTTCGGGCGCGGCACCACTTTACCGCTGAAGATAACGGGTTGAATCGCAGATGGGATCCAGAGTCCCTAGGGGAAAAGGTTAACCCGCTGGAAACAAAAAGTTGGTTTACCTACACGAATCATCCCTTTTCAATTCCTGAATTTCGCGACGGCACACCTATCTACGATCGCCACGGTGATCCCAAAATGCTTTCAGTGAATTTGCCCTGGATCGAAAAGATCTTGGAGGAACACCGACTCATGAAAGCGGTAGGAATTGATCACCGTCACATTGCCCTAACGAGGGGTGACACATCCACTGTTTGGTCCCAAAAGCTGTCAGCGTTTTATCGCTGCGAGTTTGTCGGACGGATTACCTTCGTCGGAAATGATTCACCCGCGACCTTTCCTGTCCATTTCTACTATCTGGATGTGTTCGGCGCTGGGCTGGATGATTTCATCAGAGTGTTTTCAAAAAGGGGCGTGATTCGCCCACCCGCTATCAATCCATACACCTAATCATGAAGAAACCTTCACCAGTCCCCAGTGTCGCCCGCCCACTGCTAACCGTGCGGGAGGCGATCGCGGCAACAACCTTTTCAGCCAAATCACTCAAAGCCGCCCGCGACAACGGACAGCTTATAGAAGGGGTTCATTATCACCGTTTCATGAACCTCATCTATTTCGATGAGGAACTGATCCGGGATTGGGCACAGTATTACTACGCCAATCCTAGACGCCATCAACAAGCGCTCGACAGGTTTTATGCAGAGCGCAAAATCATCAACAACGCCATCAACTATCACAGGAGAAAATCGGGAAATGAATCAAGCGGCGAACCTTGTAGCAATACTCATCGAAATCGATCCGGGCGTACATCAACAGCTAACGGATTACGTTAGCAACGGGACTCGGCAAGATCTGCAACAGGTTGTTCAAGACGCGATCAAACTATTCCTAAGTAGGACTTGATCGTTGCTTATCGTGGTTTATCGTGTATACTCTTAGGGTATAACCCTGGTCAGCCGTGTGTTTTCTTATCCACTTACTATTCACTATCTAGTTAGCCATGTATGAAGATCGAACAGTAGACAGCCCAACGGCACCAAAAGTTACCGCAAAAATCACAAGGAAGATTCCAACAATTTCAAGTATTGGCGGTGGCGTTGTTTCCGAGCAGTTTGAAGTTTCAATGCACAGGGTTCTACAAAACATCTTGGATCCAAATTGCAATCCTGAAACCGTTCGGCGGATCACCATTACCATCGCTTTTAAGCCCCATGGAGATGGAGAAGTATCTGTAGCCTCTCAGGTTAAAGAAACTTTGGCACCACAAAAGGCAACGCGATCGCTAATGTTCGTTGAGGGTGCTGGTCCCTTGGTTGGGGCTACAGAAGTTGGCCGCGATCGCGACTCAAATTACAACGAATAACGCCTGATTTTGCTCATCCTGTTTTTTAAGTCAAACCTAGTCAAACTAAACTCCATGAATTTTACAGAAGTTATCAGAGTAGCCCAAGAAGCTACACAAGTTGAGACCGTCACAATTAACGGCATTGAGTATACCAATCGAGAAATCTTCATTCCGCCCACAAGACGAACGCCTCCCACTCTAAGGCTTAACACCCTTTCGGGAATTGCTAAATATCTGGAGGCGATCGATGAAGAGCATGTGTATCCCTCATTCATCCATGTTGAAGATCACGCGACCGTTCATCTTTACGGCCAAATGGCCGTGGAGTATGAGGATCGCCACTGCATCCTAACAGCAACGGCAAAGCACTATATAACTCCCTTTAAGTTTGAGGTATATATCCCCGTTGAAAAAATGATCATTGCGCTTAAAAGCTGCTTTGAGCCAACGGAGGACTTAGACAATCTGGTTGCCATCATCGGCAATTTGAAGGAGGAAAAAATCTCGCGGTTTTCGGACGATGGCTGTACCCAGACGGTTACAGCCAGAACCGGCCTGGGCGTGGTTGAAGATCGCCCGGTCCCAAATCGTGTAACCCTCCGACCGTTTCGGACTTTTTCTGAGATTCAACAGCCATCGGGCCTTTTTGTCTTCCGAATGCAGCAAGCCGCAAAAACAGGAGAACCCCCAACCTGTGCCCTGTTTGAAGCTGATGGGGCAGCGTGGAAGATTGAGGCGATTCAAAACATCGTTGATCACTTAACCCATGCCACCATGGGGCGCTTTCCGATTATTAGCTAAGGTTTGCCTTTTTCTGAAGTTGTTGGATGTTCTGACAACTTCAGAAAACCTTTTTAACAACGTTGCAGGCAATAAATATGTCATTATTCCCAGGATCACACAGCCCCTATGGTTTCTACTTACCAATAGATCCGCAGCCAAAACCACAGACAGGACCAGAGCCAGAGTTAATAAAGGTTGAATGCCCGATGTGCCGGGGGCGTGGAGTAACAGCCGAAGCAGTCTATGAAAAAGTCTTTGACCCCATAGCTACCGGGGCTTTAGGACAGTTTGCTCAACCGCAATTTACTGATTCAATTGCCGGATATGAGGACAAAAAATGTCAACTCTGCTATGGCAGAACCTATATACACGCCAAGCCGGTATAAAAAATATGCTAATAGTTCAATGTCCCATGTGTCAGGGGAGTGGAAGAACGGCTGAACCTGTTCATGGGAAAGTTTTTGACTCTATAGCTACAGAAGCTTTAGGGCCGTTTGCCAAGCCGCAATTTACCGACTCAATCGTGGGACACGAGGACAAAGTGTGTCACATGTGCGACGGCAAAACCTATATCCGCGCTGTCAGTAACTTAGCTACGAACAAAACAGAACCTAACACAGCAGAACCGCCAAGGCTTGTTACTGCGACTCAATTGTGCGCCGAGATCTCGGATCTCACGGTGCATAAGATAAAAGCCCGCAGGTATAACGGGGAATTCCTGGAGGGCATTCACTGGTACAAATTAAAAGGTTGTCGAGCTGTTTTTTATGATCCAGTAATGATTGAGCATTACTGGAAATGGCGTCACAAGCCAGAAGTTCATCAAAGGTTTATCAAAAGCCGCAATCCATGAAACCAACCTACAGCACGGAGAAAGTACAGATTTATCAAGGCCACTGCCTTGATATTGTGCGATCGCTTCCGTCGCGCTCTATTGATGCCATCGTCACCAGTCCACCCTATTGGAATCAGAGGAACTATAAAAGCGCTCCACAGGTCTGGTGTCAGGGGCGAGATGTTAAATGCGATCATCAATGGATTGAAAGCACGACCTACGTTGCCGGGGGCGCTGGGCTGGGTTCTCATCGCTATCACGCCGCAGGCCCAGAGAATGCCGATCGCGTTCGAAAAACCCGGCACAAAAAATCATCGACCTGTTCGGTTTGCGGGGCATGGCTGGGGGAATTAGGGCAGGAGCCAACGCCCGCGCTGTATCAGGCGCATCTAATGCTACTTTTTGAGGAATTGTACCGGGTACTCAAGCCGCAGGGCGTAATGTGGCTAAATATCGGGGATGGCACGTGTGGATCAACCCAGTTTCGGGGGAAGGGCCTAAACTTGGTCCCCCAACGCATGGCGATCGCCCTGGCTGACTCCGGCTGGTGTGTTCGGTCTGAGGTGGTGTGGGCTAAACCTAACCCCTCACCTGAAGCTGTTGACGACAGGCCGTCAACAGCGTGGGAGCCAGTTTTTATGCTGACCAAATCCCAAAAATATTATTTTGATAAGTCCATCTTGGAATCGATAGCGGCAGATGGGGCAAAAGGGGCAAATCATGCCCGAAATGTATGGTCTATTCCAACAGCGCACGTTCAGGGGCATATTGCCCCATTTCCCCGGATGCTGGCTCTACTTTGCATCTTGTCCTCTTGCCCTCTGGATGGCATCGTGCTGGACCCTTTTGCGGGCAGTGGTACGGTCCTTTCTGTAGCCCAGGAGTATGGGCGGAATGCGATCGGGATTGAGTTAAACCAGCCCGCTGTTAATTTGTGCATTGAGTCAGTTCGGCAGTTACCTTTACCGTTACCAGGACTTAAGGTTAGAGCATGAGCATCGAATCTAATCAAGTTTACCGACATCGTGACGGCAAGACGGCGATGATCTTGGGAGTGGCGGAACCCCGCGACGAAACCGAACTGCTCTACATGCCCTTAGTCGCGATCGCGGTTTCAACTGAAAGCGATGCTTCAATTCTGCTCAAGCGCTCTACAGAAGGGGTACTGTGTTTCTGCCGCAGAGATGAGCGTTGTAAGCCTGTGGTTGTCTATCTCTGTAGTGGTCGCTTATGGTTCAGAACTCCAGAGCACTTTAACGACAGTTTTACCCTGATTGAGTTGACCCCAGAAAAGGTCAATGTCGATCTTGACCCGTGGGGGCTTTCTTGAATGTACATAAAAACTATTGACGGCTATCAGCGGTATCTGCCGCTGGACAACCTATGCTGGCTTCAGAGGATGAAGTTGCTGGCTGAACAGCCTAACTATATGGGCAGAAAAGAAAACCTAATAAGGGTTTTTGACGCTTATAGAACGCTGGGATTCTCTAGACAGATGGCTTACTTTGAAGCTTGCAAAAGTCAGTGCTGGGGAAACGGAGTTGCTAAGTGTAAGAGAAGCGGATTAAACGTAGACAGCAGAACTACTTGGAAGCCAACTTTGGAACCAAACTAATGACAGCAACAGCAACTAAGGCAAAAATATTTGGTTTAACACTTTATAGACCGTTCGGGTACGCGATCGCATACTTGGATAAACGCATTGAAAATCGAAACTATCGATTTAACTATCCTATAGGAACCTACATCGCAATCCACAACGGGAAGACGTGGGATCAAAAGGGATATGAATTTGTTTGCGATCTAAACCGATCAGAGTTGATCGAAAATCCAACGCCTGAAACCGATCCAGAGATGAGCATTATTGCGATCGCGCAGTATGCGGGTGAAGAGCCGCCAAACTCTTCAAACCCATGGTATGTCGGGAAAATCGGCTGGAAGCTTGAAAACGTAGTTCCAATTGATCCGGTCCCGTGCGGTGGGAGCCCGCGACTCTGGACAATTCCGGATCCTATCTTGCAACAGGTCAGGATTAACTACCGGGAAGCCCTTAGAAACCTGGATGAATGGTGAATGCTATGCCCATGCATATAGAGCTTTATCCAAAAAACTGGGATGAAATTTCCCTTGCCGTTCGTACCGCCGCAGGCTGGCAGTGTGAATTCTGCGGCAAACAGTGCCGTAAAAAGAAAGAGTCCTTAGATGATTTTGTTGATCGCCATATTTGAGCATCCACAAAAGTGGACACTAACAACGGCGCACATGATACCAGACCCTTCAAACTGTGCTCCTGGCAATCTTAAAGCGCTGTGTGCTCCATGCCATCTAAGGTATGACGCCCCACTTCGCGCCAAGAAGAAAACGGCTCAATAATTCATCAGAAGAGGTGACAGCGGTATGGCTGAACAGCAAACAGAGAACAGGTTTCAAGCGATCATTAATCAATGCGAAGTTTTGAAAACCGCTGGCATTGTTCCCACCTATGACATGATGCGGCGGTGGGCTATTAATAGCTCTGATGATCACCTATATGTTTTGCAGGCTTGGATGCATTGGACTTGCCAGAACGTTGAATGGCTGTGCTCAAAACCCGGCGCATCCGAGGTGATTTCTTTTTTAGTTATTCATCTGCAAGATTCCGCTAATCAGATCAGACATGAAGCTGATATGCTTTCAGAGATTTATTCTGATTTGGCAGAATGGCTCATGCAAACCCATCCAGCAGTTTTCCAGGAGTGGGATGAGTTGGATGAAGATACGCCCTGGCTTAGTAGTTAATAATAGGTAAAATTATGATTTCATTGGTAACAATCGTTCATAACCGTAAGAAATGGTTGGTGCAAACACTGGAAAGTGTTTTGCTTCAAACAATTGAAGGATCAGAAATTGAGTATATCGTCTGGTCTGACGGTTCAACAGACGGTTCTGATTCAGTTGCGGCAAACTATGCGGAACGATTTAGGGACGCTGGGATCAGCTATCGTGTGATCTCCAATCCCCATCTAGGGTTTGCCCCATCCCTGGCTTTAGCATTGGAGCAAACATCTGGGGAATTCCTTGGATGGGTCGATAGTGATGATGCCTTACACCCTCACTGCCTGTCGAGCATGTTGGATTTTTTTGATAAGAATCCACTAGTCGATATGGCGTATAGCTATTACAACGAAGTCGATGAAAACTTTGCATCTCGCGGCTTGGGAACGCGATGCCAGATTAGTTACTCTAATCTGGCATTGATGCATTACTTTATGGTTTTCCACTTCAGATTGATTCGCCGATCCATTTATGATCGCGTTGGTGGAGTTGATACCTTTTCGGGTGCAACTCCTGATTATGATCTGTGTCTCAAAATTTCTGAACAAGGGCTGATCAAGTGCAATCCTAGAGCACTGTACTATTGGCGCAGGCACGCGAACAACCTGAGCGATAATGCAGATGCCATTTCAGCGGGGCAAGTTTATGCCCTGGGGCAAGCCGCAGAGCGTAGGGCAAATATAAATATGAGGGTAACGGCACAGCGGATCATCAATGCGGCAAAAAACGCTAATTACCTGGTAAGACTGTCCAAGGGGGTTCTGATCGTTGCCGTTGGACGGCGGTATCTTGATTTAGCCCTCAGTTGCGCCAAATCGATCAAGCAGTATTCCAACCTGCCGATCGCCCTTGTTACAACGGAAAATCTAAGTTTGGAGGAAAAGACCAATTTCCAAATGATCTTGAATACCCGGCGATCAGACTTTGGTTTTTCAGATCAGCAGGAGGCCCGCTTGCTGAAGGGTGCAAGCTACTGGATCAGCCCATTTAATGAAACCATCTATCTGGATGCTGACACTGTGTGCAGGGGGGATATTGATTGTATCTGGCGATTTCTGGGCAGTGCTCAGATCGCCATGACGAAAGACGCGATCGCCCCAACGGTAGGGCGATCGCTCGTAAAGGGTATGGAAAAGGATTGCACTGTACAAAGGTTGGGGGCTGACTTTGCACAGTACAGCGGCGGTGTTCTGGTATGGCGTCGCGGCCTGCATGTTGAAAAGTTTTTTGAAAACTGGCTGGCTGAATGGTTGGTTTGGTGTGCTATCGATCAGCTTGCCCTAGCAAGGGCGCTGCACAGGACCAAGATTATCCCAATAACCCTACCAGCAGAGTTCAACGTTACCTCATTGGATTGTCAGGCGGCACCCAACGCGATCGTGATCCATCATTTAGCGAGTCAACGCTAGAATTGTGGCTCCTTTTCCACGTAGGGTACAAACTCAACTCTGAACACCACAAAGATCGGCTCAGGGAAAACGGTTTCACTATAACCGCTTGATGCAAGCATGAGGCTTGATTGAACTGGGGCGGATCCCTGCGGCCACGATAGGGTAATGTGAGGGGTCTTTTCTTGGCCCCAGGCCCAAGGGATGCCAGTAGGCAGAATAACCTTTAGGCATTGAGTGCGGTCATTCCAACACTGGCTCACAACCGGGGCCGAGAAGACAATTCCCGTGCTGTCAGCATGAACAGAGTGTTCATCTATGTTGTAAGCCAGAGTAATGTGCTGCGGGTGGGGCGTTCGCTCATACATCGGCTGCGCGATCGCCGATACGATTTCTGGATTTGTAGGAATTGCGTAAAGATTGCCTTTCATGGGTTTTGATCTTGGTTTTTGGTTTATCGTTTCCACTCGTAACCTTTGCCTTTTCGACCTTGGAGGCCGATCGCCCATAGGGCTTGCCGGGTTTGGCGATCGCCCCACCCAACAACAGCCCCAAGTCGCGCCGCTGTATGGCTTCCTGGGTTTTGCTTAAGGAAGTCCAGGATTAAGAGGATCTTGCCTTCTGTCACCGTTGGCACCTTGGGGACAACCCCTTTCAAAAGGTTGGGGCCGGACACTCGCAAAGATGCGATCGTTGATTTCTGCATCTTAATCCCAACCGTTGACCGCAGCGAATACCCCACCGCCAGTCATCCCACCAACAAAGTTGGCGGCTGTTTCCCCAACCGGGCAGACCTGGCTATTGATCTTAGTTTCAACCTTGGTAACAGAGTAGGTGTCACCCGCCCTGGTCACTTCAATTACAAACTGTCTGTAAGGGTAATGATTTGCCCAGTTTCCATCTTCAGGCTCGATCGCCTCCTTCTGACAGTGGATTAATATTGTGTCGCAGACAAACTTATACGTTTTCAACCGCGCTCTTTCTTGAACTGCGGCGTTCCCGCCGCCGTCCAGGATTGAGCGATTTTCTGGCCAGTACCACGGGCTACCAGGCCGTTCCAGTCGGTTGCCATCGCTGTCAACCCAGTGTCCTGCTCCCCAAGGGGAGCAGGAGAAGTGATGAATCTCTGGGTGGTTGTACAGCACACCATTACCGAAATATTCTGGCTTGTAGCCTGCATTTTGCGCGGCCATAAGCCACGGGCGGTACTCTTCTTCGTGCAACTGAATCTCTGGCGTGATAATCATTCTTGACTCCTTAGCTGAAATAACTAAAAATCTAATGGAAATTCCCTAAGAGCGCCCTAAGCGAGGATATGATCCGCCTCCACGCAGGAAGGTACATAGGACTGATAGTTTGCGATCCATCGGTCATGGGTTGATGGACCCCTACTGTTTATATCAGTTGCGATCTCGCTTACCTGAACCTCACCAGTTACCAGGCAACGGCGGATAGCGTAGCACCAACTACTGTAGGGAAAATCTCCAAACCAGAAGCTCGCATACTCGCAATATTTCGCGGTTTTCTTCTCTTTTTTCCACCGATACCCGGAATCACCAGACAAAAGCTTTTTTCTACCATTTTCTTCAAACACCTTGCAATTACTGCTATAGCCTGCGGTCCAAAGCTGAACCCCTGACTCGTCAGCAGTTACGGCAACGGCTTCACCCAGATCAAATGCCAGAACGCTTTCCATAAATATCCTTCTTGCTTGGTTTAATTTCGCGGTTTGCTTCAGGCGTCTTCGCCCTTAAATCTATTAAAGCTCCTAGTAGGAGCTATGTCAAGCTATTTTCTAAAATAGCTTTGAGCGCCGCCAAGTCCTTTGCTAGTGCCCCATACCGCGATCGCGCAGAGTTACCCGCGATCGCGGTATGGGTGTCTTCAACCAGTTTCCTTAGGAAGTTTTGACCGTTGCAGATCCGGATATGGGGATGCAGGTAAAGCCCGTCAGGAACCTGCATCGTATCCTGAGCGCTCAAAATCCACTGATAGAGCGCTATTTCCTCGGAGTCAATTGGATCTATCAGTGATTCAATCAGGCTGGGTGCTGGGGCTTCTGGCTGTGCTTGTGGCATCTCCTGCGGCTCTATGGGTTGCACGGGTTGCACGGGCACTTCCCCGCCCCACAGGTCGGGTAGGAAATGGGTAATCCATTTTCCCACTAGCGATCGATGGCAGCGATCGCGGTCCTTTTCCCAACAGAGTAGGGTTACATCGTTCTTTGGCGGATCCTCGGCCAGTGCCATCAACTCATCCCGTCGCAGGCGTAGCAGTTCCCTGTAGCCTGCGATATACTCCCCCCATGCTGCATCATCCTGGGCGCTGTTTTTCCAGGATTGCAGCAACTCTTTCGAGGGCTGGAACACAGACCACTTATCGGCAATGGCATAGCCCTTGGGGACCGATCTGGAGATTGAGACGCGATCGCCGATAGTGGGGCCGCGAAAGTATGAGGTGTAGATCATGGTTACGGTGAATCTTTGCAATTTTCGTAACAAGTGCTAGAGCAATATTTTTTATGGCTACTAGTAAAGATCCATCCAGCAGGGTGACAGAGGTGATCAGACGCAAATGGTATATCGAGGACCGTTTTACAGGCGGCACATTGCAAAAAGATATTTCCCGGAACTTGATAAACCACTAATGAGGTTTTCGGAATCAGAAATAATCCTGCCCCGCTTGAGCATAGATATGCTGTTTCACTATCTCTCTGTATTTCAAAGCTATCACCCTCTCTAAAAGGGTGAAAGTCTTGAGTCAAAACAGCCATAGCTTTCATGTTGAACTCCTTCCTTCAAACGAAGTTGCTTCAGCCGCCTCTGCCTGGGCCTGCGCGGCAGCTTCAAACAATGGTCTAGCAGTCCGGTACTGATGGAGGACGTAAGGTCTACCAGTGGCCCGGAAATTTCCGGCGCTGGATTCCTGAAGCTCCACCCCGCCATGCTTGAGCGCTTCAATTGCCTGCCGCACGGATTCAGGCGATCGCCCAATTTTTTTGGCAATCTCTGCATTAGTCATTGGCCCTGATTTGACACATTCCATTATGGCGATCGCCATCTTGACCGGAGCCGCCAGATGGGCTTGAGCTTGGCTAACCAGGGCGATCGCCATAGCTGCGACTCTGGGGCTGTCCATCGGCTCTTTCTGGAGTAAATCTTGCAGCTCGCCAACAGCCGCGATGTACTGAGCCGCGTTTTCAATCTTCTGCAACGGGACGCTATTCATGCGCCTCCCAGATCTTGATCTTATCCGTGTATTGATCGGCGGAGGGGACAGCTATCCCCGCAGGGTAACCCACACCTTTGTCAAAGAACTCATCATCAACAAAACCGCCTTCGGTAAAACGCAATAGGCCCACCCATCCAAACTGATTGAAAAATTTTCGGCGCGATCGCCCTACCTTCACAACCCAGCGGCTTACTAGTAGCAGCAGATTCCAGGCTTGAACCACATCTGCAATAAACCGCGCGGACATGAACTCGCCACGGTAAAGCCCACCGCCCCGCTCAAGGGTGAAATATTGGCTCAACCAAAAAGAAGCAACAGAGGTCAGAAAAATTAGAAACATAGTTATAGTCATGCTGTAGGTTTACTGAACTTTTCAAAGTTCAGTAAACCTATTTGAAAATGGGAAATTTGGAAATAAGGATCGCCTAACTTTGCACCTCCTCCGGACCTATCGGGACTATGAAACAGGTAGTTTCTGCCGCCTCTTGCGAGAGGCGCGCCTCCTCCGGACCTATCGGGACTATGAAACAGGTAGTTTCTGCCGCCTCTTGCGAGAGGCGCGCCTCCTCCGGACCTAATGCGACCATGCCAAGCATCTCAGTAGCTGCAACAAAAATCATCTTGTCTCCTGCTTGTAGGTTTAACTGGGAAATGAAATCTAGCTACGACATAGGCGGAAGCTCTTTAATCCCCCTTTTTGTGATGTACGTCGCGCAGTGCTGGGCAAATTCCAAGGTTTTCACCGAAGAATCGATCCACCATTGCATTAGGCGCGGCGCGGTTGTTTTTGTTGCGCCACGGGCAATAATCTTAAAATTCCCTTCACACTTACCCGATCCATACCCAGATATATCGCTGGTAAAGGATTCATCGCTTGTTTCGCAAACCGTAAACACATAGGTATCTGTACCGTGCTTGTTTCCCGACTGTTCAAATATTGTAAAAATCGTTCCGTCTGGAACTTCCGTGGCACAGATACCTTGATAAGAATGATGCTTGTCTTGCCGATTCTCGGCAAAATCTTCCTTGACTCCCCACTTTTCCAGCCCTTTGACGTAGTATTTCCCCCAGTTAGAGGTGTGACTTTCTTGACCGTTGATGTATTCAATATTCGACATGGCAGTTTCCTTGGTTTTTGATGGTTTTTGATCCGAACTAGCAATCAACCTTCACTTTCAGCAGTTTTTCATCTGCGGGCAACAGCGAAAACTCAATAACCCCTCTTTACGCGCTGTCATCATACTTGCGATCCTCTCGCGTTCGTTACTCTTTCAGTATCGCTTACCCGTGGTTGGTTGTCAACCCTAAAAGGGATGCAATCTGAAAAAACCGTGATTACCCCGACAAAATAACGGTTTTTTGTCGGGTTTGCTGCTATCATCGGCGTGTCTTTCGTGTATGGAGAACAGTATGCTCAAGATTTCAAAGATTTCAGAAACCGAGATTGAACAAACACAGGAGCCTAAAACGGTAGAACTGCCTCCCGTTACCCGAGCCGACTTGCAGGCCATACACAGGCGGTTAGGCTCGTCTGATGTTGGGTTCGCCATACAGGGCGAACAGCTAACCCTGTTATCCAATCGATTGGAGTTGATCGAACTCCAGATGACGCAAGACTATCTGACCAGAGTCGAGGGCGATAGTCTGAACGATCGCCTCAATGCTCTGGAATACCCTCAACCGAACCCTGCCAAGCATCTCAAGATCACCAAAGCGGCTTGGACCCTGACGGCGATCGCTGGGTTGCTGCTGGCAACAGGGTTCGCAGGCTGGAGTGAGATCAGAGCGCGGCAGATCTCCGAATCCAACCGATTGGACGCCGCTTGGTTACGGTTGATGCGGTTGGAGGATGCCAGGATTGAAGCCCAACCCGCTCCCCAACCATCCCCGGCCCCTCCCGTGCGGGCGCGCAAAAAGGGATAATCCATGAAAATCATTAAGTTAGTGTGCTACTTAATCCCCCTAACCCTAACCTTTGGCGGCGGGGTTTGGGTGGGCTGGCATGGGTATGAGGTAGTGCAGCAGCAGCCCACCCTCAAATTCTTGGTCAACGCGATCGCATCAACCGATCGCCCCTTCAAGTAGGGCAATTACTTTTTTAATCCGGCCCTCAAGATCCTCGCCATCCTGAGTAAGCAGATCCAGGGCATCGGCTATGTTCTGCCGCCGCCCTCCCAGCTTCGCATTGACCAGCTTGGCATTCAAATACTGCCAGTGCTGCAACTGCCGAAGCTCCAACTGATCAAAACCCAGATCCAAGGCCGTTCTCATTACGTCCGGGCGATCGCTTGTCAAAGCGTTAGCCAGGTCATCTGCCCGCTCAAGCTGTTTCGGGGTTACTCGGATATCAATTCGGATAGATTCGGGTTTTGCCATATCACACACCTTTCAGGTGTTCCTATCGTACAGCAAGCCGCTATCAACCCGACAAAACACCGACAGAAAAACGGTGAAAACTCCAAAACCTGTGTTAATCTCTTATTTAAGTTTCGGATTTTTTCACACATGAAACTCTAAAACCGCCAGAAATCAAGGATCATGCCCCAAGTTTTCACACGCGAAACTGAAACTCACACCACTACGCCGGAGGAAATTCGATTGTCCCTCGGTTACCTGCGGGAATGGTGTGAACACATCGCGGGTAAGCCCATCCCGGCCCCAACCTTTTCCCGTTGGTGCTCTCGGTTCTCAATCCGGGGAACTTCCTCAGATGAGGTCAATTTACAGATTGCCGCTGGGCTGACCACTTGCGCCATGCTGCACTATGCCGGAGTCCGCAACTTTGCCGGAGACACCTATAACCGGCTCTACCCACTCGCCCTAAGGAGGGTTTACGAGCTATGTCAAGTTCAGAATTAGCGAAAACAGAATCCAGTATTCCGCAGCCAGCCCCAACCGGGGTCAAGCGGAAAAAGACCAGTAAAAAGGACTCTCTTGCCGTTGTGATCCAGGGAACTGGAGTCGCAGCAGTTCAGGAAGCTGCACAGACAGCCAGTCAGATTGTTAACCAAGCCAGCGGCGCGATCGCTTCCATCTATGGGGCCATCCCTGAAGCGATCGACGCTGAAGTTCGAGCAAAGCTTGAGCGCAGGGCTGGCGGTATCAACGCCGCAACAGTGGCCCGCCAAACCGAACTAAGCACGGCTGTAGACGGGCTTATCAAGGATTCGGACGCTAAGGTTACCGATTTCTTACAAAAATACGGACTCGCCTAACAATGACTTCCTACCATGCCAAGTATTTAGCTCGATTTACGCAGCAGCGAACAGACGCTCTGTGTAAATCGGTCAACGGCTTGGTACAGGGGCAAGCGGTCCAAGAGTATCGGCTTCTGCGCGGCGTCAATGAAATGACTGATGCAGAGCTGTCCAGGTTAATCGAGCAACAGGCGATCGCGTCTGAACATCCAGCCACTCAGTACGATCTGATTCGACAGGAGTGGCAGATGCGGTTAGCGATGATGTCGGTAGTGTTTTCGCTGCGGTCAAGGGTGATGATCATTGGTGCTTTCGTCTTCGGTACAACTTTCGGCCTTGCCATCGGAGTGGCAATTGCAAACATGAATCAACAAAAATGCTTCTCACCCAGCCATGGAAAAGCGGGTGAGAACGTCACAATAGGAGCTTTACAATGATCTACGCACCCCATTCCCTGGTCGCACGGACGCGATCCGAAACGCTCCATATCCTCACTCTGTTAAATACTCCGAGCCGTTCGGGTTTGGGGCGTCACCGCTTGCTACTGCTGCGGCGGCGAGATAACCAGCTAATCGAATGCATCGACAACGACATTCAGGCCGAGCAGGCTCTAGTTGAAGAAATGGGCGCGATCCACTGTGGTCAGTATTGGCAGTATGGCGATCGCCCAACTACTAACCTCAGGGTTGATTTCACCTATAGCACCCAGTGCGGGCTAACCCTGGATCTCATCGGGGAACGGGTTCGCATCACCCAAACTATGTCTGGTTACGAAGTTGGGGCAATTGAATCGGCGGTCACCCCACGGGCGATCGATGTGCAGGTTTTGCCCTCAAAGTCTGCACAGCCGCTTCAAGGGCAAGGCCCAGATCAGAAGGCGATCGCCCCTAAGACCACCTTGCAGCTTTCCCCAGGAGGGATTTAACCCATGCCTAAGAAAAAGAGCATTTTTGCAACTACTGCCGAAGCTGTTGGGATTGAAACTGACGGCGGCGGTACCGACAGCGGCTCCCGGTTTGGAATTGCGAATGCCCGATGGGGCGATGTGCAGGCTTGGACAGATTCGTTGCCCTGGGTTGTTAACTGGGGCAACTTGACCGCAGAAGATGTGAACAACGCCCAGGGCGATGGAGCCGCGTTAACTCAACTTCTGGAGCACTGGAAACAGTACGTCACTACTCAGACCAGGAACCTGGAAACCTGGGAGGAAGTTCAGCGCCAACGGCTTGAACTGGCTAAGAACGTGATGCGATCGCGCTCCAACGTCGCGGCCACCGAGGTCAAACTCAATCAGGAAGCATACGGGCACAATACCCGCATGGGCGTCCTGAATCACCGCGACGCTAACGCCTTTGAGCTGGAGCGGCTACGGCTTGATCTGGGCATTGGGTTGGAGAATACTAAACACGAAAACGCTATGGGCTACGAAAGTGCCCTGTTCAGCGAGAAAACTGCACTGGAGAACACAAAAGCCACTGTGGCCAAAAAATCCCTAGTGGAACGCTACCGAGCAGCCCGAGGGCAGGTCCGCAGCCCAGAGGCGAAGGAACCAACCTACACCCCGACCAGTGGGCGCGTGCTCAGGTTTGAGCGCCGAGCAGGTTAAGCCATGCCAGCCCTGATACTGGCAGCAGCGATGAAAATCGCCCTCATTTTTATCACTGCTGCATTCCTTGCCACCTTGCTACATCTAGCCCTCTGGAGAAAACCAAGATGACCCAACTATTGGAAGTGCTTAAAATCGTCTGTTTCATGATCGGCGGAATCTTTCTTTCTGCGCTCCTGCATGGCGCTCTTTCAGCGCTTCCAAGGGGCATCGTCATTATGCCTGCCACGATCATTGCCGCCCTGGGATTCACCCTACTGCTGGGCGATGAGCTAAAGCCTTATGGCTTCCTCAGTGCCGGGGCGATCGCGCTTGGCGTGATCCTTTGGATCGTTTAGGGGGGAATCATGCGCCGACTTCTGCTACCCCTAACACTCAAGCCGTCTGTTCCCCTACGCCACCGAAACAAGTTACCGCCCAAACCGGGGGTTTATTATGCAATCCAATGGTGGAACCCTTTAGCTCCCGTGGTCTACATCGGCAAAGCTGATTCGCTCCAGAAACGATGGCAGAATCATGAAAAACTTGCCTCAATCTCCCGATTCTGGGGCGTTCGTTTGTACTATCAGACATGCCTATCCCTGTATGACGCCGAAACGATTGAAGCTGTTCAGATCGCCCGCTACAAGCCGCTTCTAAATGTCAAACATGAGCGGTTACGGCGCAATTTCAGGGTAGCGATCGCTGATTTCCTGACCGACACCTTTTTGCTCTATATCCTGGCACTGACAATCAAATTAATCCTAGGGATCTAACTATGTATTCTGAAGCCCAGCTCGCGCAAATGTTTCGATACCACCCACCGAAAACCAGCGATCGCCTAAATGCCCATGAGGCTGTAAATCGGCTCTGTGAGCGTTACGCGCTCGTCATCATTAACGAAAACAGCGGCCTAGAGGATTTAATCGAGGGTTACCACACCTTGATCTCTGGATTGCTGAAAGTTTTGCCAGATGAGGTAAATGTTCAGTTCTCCTTTTGGATCCGCACAGCGGCAGAGGATTGCTTTGCTGCAACCTGCCGCAGGGATCTGCCAACGGCGATCAAGGATCTCCAAGTGGCTAGAATGCTGGCCAATCAACTCATTTGTTACGCCGAGGTGTTACCAGAGGTGATCAAGTAATGACTTTATCATTATCAGCAGATGAATCCCGTTACCTCTCCGAGCGGTTAGCGGCCACCAGTTTTGGATGTGCGATCGCGGCGATCGTGTTGCTTGGTGTAACGATTTCCACCCCTCGCCCGTGGCGGATTGCTCCCCTAGTGCTGGGGCTGGCGGCGGCAGGTTGGGGCGCACGCAATGCTCAAAAGGGTGAAATCCCCTCCGAACTTTGGTCAATGCACAAAACAGCAGAAATGATCTGCATTGAAGCAGAGCATGAAAATGCTCTTGAGGAAATCCAAACCCAGGATGATATGGAGCGCGATCTTAACTATCGTGAGCGCGTGTTGCAGATGGAGGCCGAGGCCATGGTGCGAACCCTTCCCGCACGATTGGAGATGCAGAAGATCGAGCGGATGCTGAATCCTATGCCGATCGCTTATCCGGCAATCATGCAGGCCCAAGGGTACCAGGGGCAGGGTTATCAACCGCCAGCAGGACAGCCAGCAGGACAGCCCGGTCCAGGGCAACCCATGCAGCAGCCGGACCCGGCGATCTCCTATCCAACCCAGGGGACCAATTCAACCTATTTCCAGTGGGAGGATCTTAAGGACATAGATCGTTATCCCGTGGTCGTGGTAATCGGGGGCATGGGCGCGGGTAAGTCCAAGTTCGTCAAATGGCTATCAAAGCACGTCCTAAAAGCTCAGATCCGAGCATGGGACGCCTACGGGCGAACCTCGGAATGGCAAGGGGCAACCCTCCTGTGCAACGCCGAACAGATCCTAGATTCCATGGAACAGGATTTGCTGGATATTGAGGCCGAAGCTGAAGAGTTTCGCGGTGGGCGCAATGAGTTCCCTGAGCGGGTCACGATCATGGAGGAAGCGCCGGACACCCTATCCGAACTGCGATCGCTCAATAAGAAACGGATCCGGGAATCCCGTGGCCGGTGCCGGGATATTGTGGGGCCATGGATGCTCAAGTACAGTACATTCACCCGCAAAATTCGGCGGCGGTTGATTGGTGTATCTGTCTCTATGGCAGCCGCCGAATTCATTCCGCAGGAGCACAGGTCTAAGGCTGTGGCTATTTTCCCCGGCACGGCGATCGGGGAAATCATGGCCGATACCATTTTCTACAGATTGGGAACCCGCCAAAATGAAGCGCTCAGGGGTGAGCTGGCAGCTTTGCTGAGTGCAGTCAAAAACCCGGCCCTGGTCTACGCAAAAGGGCGCTGGTACCCTGCCAGTCTGCCTGGTTTAGATCTTGAGGGTAATCCTACCGGGTACAACCCTTCCATGCCTAGCAACCCCAACCCCGAGCCCCCTAACCCCACGGCTAACCCCACGGGTTCCAGTGGTTCTGATTCAACTCCGCCGTCTGCTGGTTCGGGTGATGCTCCAGAATCTAACCGACAAAAGCTTGAGCGACTATTTAGGGAAAGTGAGGATTTAGATTCATAGCCACCGCGATCGCTCCAATCCAGGGGGCGATCGCTTTTATGTAGGTCACAGGCCGATCATCGTACAGCACCCAGACCAGGGAACCCACCAAACCTCAGATTTCCCTCTGGGAACCGCAGCTCACAGGCGGCGATCGTCTTGGCGCAAATATCTTGGCGCGGATCAGTCGTCACCTGGTTTGCCCTGGTAAACGCCCCCACGCCTGTATAACCGCAATAGGGGCCACGATAAGCAAACGGGCATGTTCGCAGGGCGGGGCGGTTTGGCAGCGTTACTCCCTCCAAATCGAAGGGGCTGGCTAGGATAAACTGGCACGCCTTGTAGGATTCCTGAGCAAGTTGCTCAATCAGAAAAATAGCTGGGGCCAACTCCCGAACCGGGCTTAGATACTGATCTCCACCCTCCAAAAATGGGGCTTGGGTCAGACGGCGGGTCACCTTTGCACCCTCAAGCCGATGGCGCGGATCATACTTCAGCAAAAAGAGCCAGTCACTCACCACGCGACCGACGTTTGAAATCGTCACCTTGGGTTGAGGGATTGGCCCTTGTCCAACCAACTCATATCCCTCAGACTCGCACCCGATCGCCGGGTATTCCTGCGGATCTGAGTCAGGGGTCAACCTATAGCTCACGCCGGTATAGTTGCAAAACCGAAACGTTTCCTCTGGATCGTCCAAGTTGTAGTTACTGATTTCAAACAATTCGATGAACGTATCTGGAGTTAATGACCAAAGGTTTGCGGGCAGCATTTGAGGAAATCCCCGGATAAGCGGATCAATTAAGCATAATTATGCCAAATTGAACTACAGGAAACTTAAAGCTCTGACACTGTTTTGCAGTATGGCATCCATATCAAAAACGTCCCCAGGTCGAATCAAAGTGGCGGATCGCAGACTGGCCGCGCTCAACATGCGGCGCGAGGGAGCTACGTTTGAATCGATCGCGGCGGCGATCGCGGTGAAATTTAGTCAACCGGCCTACAGTAAGTCCACCGCCTACAAGGATGTTTGCGCTGCACTGAATGAGGCAACCAGCACCCGAAAAAACTCGGCAGAGGAACTGATTGCCCTTGAACTAGAACGGCTGGACTACTACCTGCTCAAGATTGCCTCAGAGGTGAGAAAAGGTAATCTGAAGGCGATCGCCACTGCGATCAAAATCAATGAATCTCGGCGCAAATTGCTGGGGCTGGATGCACCCGTACAAGTGCAGATTGAGCAGGGGATTCAGACAGAGCTTCGGCAGGTTGTTGACGCCCTTGAAGCGTCTCTGCCTAAAGAAGTTTTCGATCAAGTGCTGGATGCCATTGTGCAGATCAGCGATAGTACCGACAAAGCCCTGTCAGCAGGGCTGAACTAATGAAAACCAAACCCGATCGCGTAAGCTCGATTAATACTGCAATGGCGAAAGCCCGGAGCCTTTACCCTGGGCATAACTTAGGGATCCTGTCCTCAGTGGGCGGGTCATGGGCAAGCGATCGCGATTGGGTGTACCCCCATTGCAGTGGGCGTGAACGGTTGGCGATCAGCTGCGATCGCGGTGTGGTGGACAGCTTCTGCGTCGGTTGCACCGAAGGGCAGCAGTTAAACTTATTTTGAGGATTTATGGTGGAGCAAGTTTTTCAGATTCACGAAACCTTTCAGCAAACCGTCCAGGGAGAAGGGTTGCACGCTGGAAGATATGTTGATTTTATTCGGTTGTCTGGGTGCCCAGTGGGCTGTTCTTGGTGCGATACGGGTTACGCCGATGGCGGCGCGACAACCCCTCGAAAATCTATGACTTTATCAGAACTCATCGGCGAATTATCCAACGCTGAAACCGTTGTTATTTCTGGTGGCGAACCGTTTATTCATAGAAACTTGTCCGCACTATGCGAGGGGTTAATTGAAGCGGGTAAAGCTGTTCACATCGAAACGTCTGGAGGTTTTTTATCTAAAAGTTCGATTCCCGGTCAAGTGTGGGTCACGCTTTCACCTAAAGAGCACATGAACAAAAGTTATCCCGTTCAGCTTTGGCTCAGGGCTGATGAGGTCAAGTTCGTTATCGAAAAAGAAGAGGACATTCTATTCTATGCAAGGGATGAAAAGACATTTAGGGGGGGTGTGTTGAAGTGGTTATTTGATTCAGGAATACCTGTATTTTTTCAGCCCGCTTGGACTGACACGTTTGACGTTTCTCCGTATCAGTCGGGGTCTTTTGACGTAACATTAGAAGCGCTTAAGGTTTGGCCCAAAGCTAGACTTTCTCTGCAAACCCACAAATTGATAGGAGTTAAATAATGCAGTGCTTGCCTATTGGCGGATGGGTTTTGTCCAAAAAATTTACCTTTGAAGCTTCCCATCAACTATCTGATCACGATGGGAAGTGCCAGCGATTGCACGGTCATTCCTGGGTGGGTTTTGTGTTTGTTCAGGGCAACCAACTTTTTGAAGATGGTCCCAAAAGGGGCATGGTTGTAGATTACGCTGATATCAAGGCGGCGATCGCCCCTTTGGTTCGGGACTATCTTGATCACTGGCATCTAAATGAAACGCTTAAAATTGAATGTCCAACTTCTGAACTAGTTGCAAAATGGATTTATGACCAACTCATCCCAGTACTACCCGGACTCATCGCCGTCCGAATTGATGAAACCTGCACTTCATCTTGCTTCTATTCCCCCATCCAAACCGATAACGGACAACCATACGATCACCCTGCTTCGTGAAGCAATGGCGATCGTATTTGGACCATTATCCGAAGGAATGGACGAAACCCCCGATCGCGTGTTCCGGTACTGGGTGGAAGCTGCAAGCGGTTTGCACCAAAACCCAGCGGAGGCGCTAAAGAAAACTTTCCCTTGCGCTCACAGCGACCTGGTTATTATCAAATCAATCCCCTTTAACAGTTTATGTGAGCATCATTTACTGCCGTTTTATGGTGTTGCAAATGTTGGTTATATTCCAAACGGTAAAGTTGCCGGATTATCTAAGGTGCCTCGGTCGCTAGACATTTTGGCTAAAAGACCGCAATTACAAGAGCGCCTAACAACGCAATTTTGCCAGGTTCTAGATGACGCCCTGAGTCCACAGGGCGTCATCGTTATCCTGAGTGCCCAGCATTCTTGTATGTCGAACCGTGGTGTTCTCAAAGCTGGAGCCGTAACGGTGACCCGCGCTACAACTGGAATCTTTCAAAATGATATGTCTGTTACGATGCAAGCTATGAACCTAATAGGGGTTTGAAATGTCAAAAAGTAAATGCCTGGTTATTCTGAGCGGTGGGCAAGATTCAACAACCTGTGCCGCGATCGCCGTGCAAGAGTTTGAAGAGGTTCACGCGATTTCCTTTAACTATGGTCAGCGCCACGCTATTGAATTGGAATCGGCGCGGGCGGTGGCCACCGCTTTAAGCCTAGATGGGTTTGAGGTTATCGATATTGGCCCCATACTGCAAAGTACTTCCCCCCTGGTCAGCAACGCCCCCCTAGGGGAGTATGGCGGTCCTGATGAACTCCCAACAGGTGTAGAACCGACCTTTGTACCCGCCAGAAACCTACTCTTTTTGACGATCGCAGCAAACCGGGCGGCGGCTTTAGGGATTACCACTATCTACACGGGGCTGTGTCAAGCCGATTTTGCTGGGTACTGGGATTGTAGGCAGACCTTTGTTGACGCAGCGGCAGCCGCTATGGGAGAGGCGATAGCGGGCAACCCGGATCACTTTGAGATCAGAACGCCTTTGATGGATTTGAGTAAGGCAGAGAGTATCAAGCTGGCTGTAGAGACTATGGGTAGCTTTGATTTTAACCAGGTGTTCGCTGAAACCCATACTTGCTACGCTGGCATTAAGGGTGGGTGTGGTAAGTGCCATGCCTGCATACTGCGCGATCGCGGGTTTCAGGAGAACAACATGATCGATCCCATCTGGCAATTTAGAGAGCAAAATGCACATTCACCTCTGTGATGCAGGTAGCGATCGCGGGCAATACGATTTACTTGCCCAAGAACAGTATCAATCCCACCTTTGTTCTTATGCTTATGCCGATGGTCCGCTAGTTAGCTATGAAAACACATGGAAAAAAATGGTTCAAATCTACCTAGCGGGTCACCCTTCCCAAAAGAAAGAGATTCAGTATGCCAGCATGGGGCCAATTGAAAACCATTTAACTACCTACGCTGACCCGTTAGAGGTTAAAAACAAAGAAAAGGTTATCCAGCGGCAGATCGCCGAAAACTCCTTAGGGGAAGGGGTTTTGCCCCGCGTGATAATCGATTCGGGAGCATTCTCGGCGTTTGCAAGTAATCGAATTGTTCACCCCCAAGAGTATGCACAATGGGCAATCCAGTTTGATGCAAAGTGGCGATCGCATCTTAAATCACTTCTGTTTATGAACCTTGATGTGATTGGTGATCAGGATGCAACCTGGAAAAACCAAAAACTTCTGGAAAAGCTTGGTATGAATCCCATGCCGATCGTTACTCATGGCGTCGATCTATCCCATCTGGACAGGGCGCTAGAAGGATACGATTACATCGCCCTGGGTGGGCTGGTTCCTCATACCCGCCAGCGGAAAAAGCTAGAGGCTTGGCTAGATCCGTGCTTCTCGCGGGTAATGGCTTATTTCAAAAAAACGAAAAAACTTAGAAAGGTTCACCTATTAGGAATAACCTCCGAGTGGGTTTTGCAACGTTACCCGCTTTATTCCTGCGACTCATCGTCGTGGACTTCATGCTTAAGGTTTGGCGGTGGAACCGCTTCTGGCATCAAGCACTTACCCCGCTATAAAGAATCAGATGGGGCTTTAGCGGCAAACATCCACAATTTAAGAAGTGAAGTTAAAAAGTTTCAAAAGATGCAAATTGATTCAACTAACCTATGGAAATCAAGGGGAATAACTTGGGATGACTAAAAGAAAAACTGGTTCAACAACCGTTTCGGCAAACGAAGTTGTTGTTCCCCCTGTGGAATCTCAGGGGGAACAACAGATCAACGAAGAAGGTGATAGTGCAGGGCAAGGTAAAGAGGTTTGGCACGCCTATCCAGGCATTGATAGCGCTGTCATTCTTAATCAGCGCTATGCAATACAGCGGGCGGTTGCCGTGTCATCGGCGGACCTAATACCTAACGAATGGAATCCTCAAAAAACTAGACCCAGGGAACAGGCGGCGATTGGTGAATCGCTTAGCTGGGTTGGACAGATCGAAGAGATTGTAGTTCGGCCCCATCCAGACCAAGAAGGCAAATATCAGATCATTGATGGCTATCACCGATGGCTCGAAATGGACGGGAAGACCGTTTTTGTTAATGTGATCCACGGACTAACTGATGCAGAGGCTAAAAAGCTAACGATCGTTATCAATGAAACCCATGGAGATCCCGATAAGATTGAATTAGCTCAATTGCTGGCTGATATTTACGCTGACATGGGAGAGGAAACAGCCCTGGCTTTACCTTATGAGGATCAAGAGCTGCAAGAGCTTTTAGCCCTTGCGGAAGCCAACTGGGACCAGTTTAACCCCAACTATGAAAACAGCGGTTCTGGGGGCGATAGCGTCGCCCAGGATGATGTGTTTGAAACGGTCACGTTTAAGCTTTCCCCCCTAGGGTTGCAGATCATCACAGAGGCTAAAAATGCCTTTGGAGCACGGGAGGCTGCCCTATCGGGTGATGAGCAGATTGCCCTAGGGCAGTTTTTTGAAGCGATCGCGTCTCAGTATCTTGATCGGATTGAGGCATAAAAAAAGGGGATTCAACCGAATCCCCTTTTTACCGGGAAAATCTTAGCCTTTTGAGGTGGTCTTTTTCGCTTGGGCTTCTGCAATGATGTCCCGCGCCAACTGCTCAAGTTCTTCTAGCGGCGTTTTGCGGGTCTTGGTTGCAATCTCTGCATGCAGCTTGGCCCAGCTTAACAACCCCGCTTTCACGTTGTCTGCAATCACTTTGCTTTGCGTAAAAAGCTCGTAGCTACGAGCCTGCCGTGCGACGTTGGGAACGCTCAGGGTTAAAAGTTCGGCGGCTTTGGTTGTCCCAACCAACTCAACAACGCCATGGATCCAGTAAGCATTTCTAATGCGATCGCTCTTGTCCTCGGCGTAAAAACCCGCCACTAAAACTTTAAGCTGTCCTTCTTGGGCCTCTGTTAACCCTGGCTTTTCTGTTTTCTGAGAAGCCGCTTTAACCGCCTTTACTCCTTTCATGGCGCGGTTATTGTTCCACTGTTGCCGAAGCTCGGCGTAGGCGTTTTTCTTAGCCTTGGTAACCGTTCTCACAGCGCCAACAGGCTCAACAACTGCGATTTCCTCGGAGTGTTTCTCGGGTTGCGTAACTACCTGGGTGGGAGCATCAACAATTTCACAGGCTTTGTTATGGGAGGCGATCGCATTGTAGAGATCCACCTTTTTGGGTTTTGCATTGGAGAGGAATAAACCTTCAGCGATCGCCAAGTTCAGGTCGGAGAAGTAGTTTTCAGTGGTAACGATAGGTTGCATGGTGTGAGCGCTCCTGCGCGGTTGGTTGATATATACAAGATAACGCGGTATACCGTATCATTCAGCCGTGAATACACTGAAGTTGTGAACCATTTTACCAGCCCCGACCTGCGCCGGGGCTGGCGTTGGGTTACAGCAGTGCCAGGGCCGCAGAGTGGGCGGTTTCGTTGATCTGCCCTGCTGTTCCGAACCAGAGAGAGTTCAGGTTCTCGCGGGCGGACTCAATATCACCATTCCCAGCCCGTTGGCTGCTGGTCCATTCCGTAATAGCGTTGTAAGCACCCCAAAGCGTTCCCCGAACTCCTTTCATGTCGGCTCCACGCCCTTGCTCGAAATTGCGAACAAGCTGGTCGTATTGGCGCAGATCACCAACGGTTTTCTTCTCATCATCCTTATCTAGGAACACGCTGGCAACATAAGCGTTGAACGCGGCGGTGGACAGATCCACACGGCTCATTGCCTTGTATTCCTCGATTGAGTAGCGGAAGGTTCTCCGCTGAACATCAATCGCGTCCCGAATGGCTTGCAAATTATCGTGAATCGATCTGGTGTGGCGGATGCGACCAGTCTTACCGTTCCAAGTTAAATCTTCGTTTCCGGCTGCCAGGGTTTTAGCACCCAGGGCGATCGCAAGGGTGTTTGCGCAAACAACTCGGACGTTTGTAAACTTGGTCCCCAGACACAGGGAACCGTCATGGCTGTTAAACAGCAGAAGGTAAGATTCAACCGGATCCCCAGGCACAACCTCGGCGGTCGCGTCTTTGATCTTGGCAGTAATGGCGATCCGCTTGCCAGATTGCAATGAAACCGCCGCTGAAAGCTCGGCGTCACCATCGGCGATGATGGGGTCGAACCATTCAAACGCCTGGGCGTTTTGTACTGGGGTCCAAGACTCCCGGCAGACATTGAGGACCGTTCCGTTGTCGGAACGCTTTAGAACCTTCCAACCATCCACTAGGGACGGCTCTGTTTCATCTTGTCCAATCGTGATCACTGGGCTTTCTTCTACCGTCCAATCCATGCCCGCCAGCTTCATCGCTTCGGCGGTTGTTGCGGGGGCTTGTTTAACCGTTACCCCTAAACCGTGCCATGCTCCAGTACCGACGAATAAACCGCTATCGAATTGATGTGCCATGATATTGTCTCCCGGTTTGTAGTTTGCTTGCTTCAGTACATTTAATATAACGCGGTATACCGTGTTATTCAGCCGTGAATATACGGAAGTTTTGTGAGCTTAGTAAACCGGGAAACTATGGTTAGTCATACTGGTTTACCTCATAAAGATCGGACTGAACTAACACCCTTGGATGAGAACGCAGCCCATCACGGATCACCGCCTGCGCCTCTCTGCGGCTGTGGAAATGCTCAATCTGCAAGAGTACATCGTTAACGATTTGATCCAGCGTAAGCCCGTTGGGTGCCTGCTGTAACGTTTGTATTGCTATAGCTAAAGCCCTGGTTTTGATAGCACTTGTCATAGTTAGGGGTAGTAGAAATCTAGTGGAAACTTGCTGTTCAAATCAACTTGGTCAAGTGCCAGTGTTACAACCTCGGTAGATCCACAGGTCGCATTCAAAAAGTATTGTGTTCCGATCTTGAAAACGATCGCACTCTCGGCCATCTCTGGTTGCAAAAACCGAGAGGATCCAACAAAGGCAAATCGTAGTTTTTCAAGCAGAGCTTTGGTCAACCGCAGCTCTCCCCTATCGGCAAGAACGGACAAGGGGACGCGGTTTTCCAACCCAAAGATCTCCGATAGGCTCGTCATCCCCACGGGGAAGAACTCTGCCATCTTTAGCAGATGATCGGAGGTTAGGGGTAACGGTAAGGGGCCATGCCCTTGGATCCACTGCTCCATGTGCCCATACTGAGCCACACGATTGGCATCCCCAAGAACTTGCCCGATGCAAAGATCTCTCAGAACAAAGGAGGTAGAAGCCTCCCCGCTAACAAAACCTGACACCTGACAGACAACCTTCGATGGTTGTTTTACGCCGTCCTGCGACGGCACTCTAAAATGAATCCACACTTTTCATCCTCTCCAGAACTTGAATTAACTGTTTCTGAAACTGTTCATCCGAGAGTGCTAAGTGCAACAGCGATCGCATAACTAAGGGGCGATCGCTGTTGTTCTGGGTGCAAAACTTTTCAAACGCTTCTAGGGTCGCAGGGGTAACCCGGAAAGCCGGGAAATTTTGTAGGCGAACCCCAGGAACACTGTCTTGGGCTTTCCATTGCTTTAACCCGCGATAGCGGGATTTTCCACTCATAGATACCTTCTGTTGAGTTGAACTTGTTCATCGGACTGGTTCGGGTTTTCGGCTACCAGGGCTTCATAATGCGCCATCGCCTTGCTCAGTCGTGCTTAGGGAAAGTCCCGTATCTCCCATGAATCAGGTTGTTCACACCGACCCACAGCTCCCCCTGGGAGGAATAGCAGATCCGCACCAATCCTTCGCCGCCCATTTTATTTAAGAAAAAGTAAAGGCGAATATTCCGCAGGTAGTTATAGTCGGGCTTGATTTGCTCAGGGGTTAGTTGAAATTTGGTGCTCATGGTAGTGTCTTCTCGCGGTTTTCTTGGTTGTTAATCCAGTATAACACGGTATACCGTGCTGCCGGCATGAGTGGAACTACTTAATTTCAGGGTACCGGATCAAGTTTTGCTGGGGATTGGCATTTAAGCTCCAGCCTTTGTGTTAATAAGGATCGTGTTGGGCTGAGGTCTTCATGCGCCGAATTGGAGCGATCGCCGCCGAAAAGAAGCGGGCGCGGTCTGCCGTTGTCCCTTTTCCGTGGAAAGTGATTCCGAACAGTCCGCAGGAGCGGGCCTTTGAAAGTCAGGCTGATGAACTTTTCTTCGGAGGCGGCGCTGGCGGCGGAAAAGCTCAGGCATGCTATGCATTAGGATGGGCATTCGAGAACCTGAGCCAATTTACGGGGGATAATCTGGACGATATAATCGATCTAATCCCTGAAGAGGTTAGGTTGATGGATTCTCAGGTTTTGATGTGGAATGGCGTCTGGAAGTCATTTTCAGAGCTGAAGATCGGAGATCGCATAATGAATCCCGATGGGGAGATTCAGACCATTCTTCAGATCCATGAACGTGGGCGGCTAGATACCTATTTAGTGAAGTTTGAGGACGGGACTAGCGTTGAATGCAGTAGCGATCATTTGTGGGGATTCTGGAAGGCTCGAAAGAACACAAGGGCAAAGACCAGTAATGGACGCCGAGAGGTTTTAGAGGTATCGTCTCCAGCCGACTGGAATGTGAATTACATTACGCGGGCGATGGTGCGAGATACCCAGTGGATGTATGAGGCTGTCAATTCCGGGATACGGTTGATTGTTCCAATTGCAGCGCCACTTAACTACACCAATCTGCATCATGGCAATGCCGCCCGTGCTTACGTGTATGGTGCTCTGATAGGCGATGGCCACATTTCATCTCGCAGATTTTCAAGTGGATTTACGCTAACCACTGCGGATGAATGGATTCTTGAAAGATGCACATCTTTATGTGAAAAGTGGGCTTCATATCCAAAAGATGGACATTTTGATGTAAAGCTTAAAGATCAGTGGTTAGATCAGTGGGCAAGGAATTCGGGACTACTGGGTAAAATGTCGTATGAAAAGTTTTTACCCCAAGGTTACCTAAAGGAGTCTTTAGAGTTTAGGTGGAATCTTGCCCAAGGGCTGTTTGATACGGATGGATACGCATCAAGCAAGCAACGGAATGAGGTTTCCTATTGCACGACATCATCGCAGTTAGCCGATGATGTCGCGAACTTGGTGCGATCGCTTGGTTTTATGGCAAAAGTCAGGAAGAAGCAGGGGGTTTGCTACAGTCCCGGATATGAGGGCGAAAAGCGGATGTCTTACATTGTTTCGGTGGAAGGCAATGGCCGCTGGCGATTGTTTAGCTTGCCGCGCAAAGTGGAAGCAGCAAAGGGGCATGAGCCTAGCATCTGGGTGGGTAAGCAGATTGTTGGGATTGAGAAAAAGGGATCGACCTATTGTCGTTGCATCACCGTTAGTAATCCCAATAGCCTTTACATTACGGATGGATACAATGTTACTCACAACTCGTATCTATTGATCGGATTGGCCTTTACTGCTCACAGGCGATCGATCATCTTTCGGCGTGAGTATCCACAGTTACGGGAAATTATCGAAAAAGCGGGCGAGTTGGTTACCCCGACCATTGGCCGATTCAATGGGCAGGATCATATCTGGCGGTTGAAGGACGGGCGCACGGTTGAAGCGGGGGCCGTGCAACATGAGAAAGATGTTTCTAAATACCAGGGCCGTGCCCACGATTTACGGGCCTTCGATGAAATCTGCCACTTTAGTGAATCGCAGTATCGCACCCTAGCGGGCTGGAACCGTACAGAAGTCGTCGGGCAGCGGGTACGGATTGTTTGCACGGGCAACCCTCCCGCCAGCTATCAGGGGCAGTGGGTGCGAACCTACTGGGGGCCATGGCTAGACCCTCAGCATCCCAACCCGGCCAAGCCGGGAGAACTGGTTTGGTATGTAGAAGTGAATGGCAAAACCCGTGAGGTCGGGCGCGGCGATCGCCGTCCCGATCTTGTGGAGCATGACGGTGAATTGCTCACACCGCGATCGCGAACCTTTATCCCTGCACTAGTTGACGATAACCCCTACTACGTTCGCACCGGTTATAAAGCCATTCTGCAATCCCTACCGGAACCCCTCAGATCGCAACTACTGTTCGGTGACTTTTCTGCGGGCAGCGATGATGATTCCTGGCAAATCTTCCCTACAAAATGGGTCGATGCTGCGATCGCCCGCTGGACGGAAAACCCACCGCCCAACACTCGGCAAGAGGGCATCGGCGGCGATCCATCGCGGGGCGGGGCGGACAATTCCAGCGTCGCAGAGCGGTGGGACCAATGGTTTAACCTGCACACCAAGCCGGGGGCGGAGGTTCGGTCTGGGCCTATGTTTGTTCAATTTTTAATTGAGCATATGAAGGGGGATCCGTGGTGTGGAATTGATGTAATCGGGATTGGTAGCAGCCCGGTAGACACAATGCATCAAATGGGCTTGCAGTGTGAACCCTTGAGTGGAGCCGAAAGCTCCGATGCCCGCGATAAGTCGGGTAAGATGGGTTTTTCCAACAAACGGGCGGAGTGGGCTTGGAAGTTTCGGGAAATGTTGGACCCCGACAGTGGTTCTAGGGTGGCACTGCCGAACAATACCCGAATGAGATCAGGACTATTGGCGATGCGCTGGCACCTATCCTCATGGAGAATTGCCGTAGACTCAAAAGATAGTATTAAGGAGCGATTGGGTTATAGCCCCGACGAAGCCGAGGCCATAATTTACGCCTCGATTACTCCAGAAAATGCAGCATGGTTCGGATTCGGTTCAGGTAGCTCTACAACAAATTAACCGCTTATGCCGAGGGGCATTCTGGAGGATAGACGTGAAATCGTGTTTACTGTTGCTGATAGAAACCTATCAGCAAGGCTGCATTAACTCCGACGATGAGGGCTACATATTGCTGGGCCGCAGCAATATAAAAAGCAAGCCTGCATGGTTTCCACAGCAATGTCTAGAGATCTATCAGATCTCAAAGAACGGTAAAACTCATTGGATGATTAACCGACTCACTGAACGCGACTGGATCACCTGCCAGGTTTACCAGGATGACAGATGGCAAACTGTGCCGCTCGGCAAACCCTTGGCGATCGATGGCAACGCAATGATCCGCGTTCAGATTTCTGGGGCCAACCTATCCGGGTTTTTCATCTTCCATGAAAATGTGAGCTGTGAAACCGTGTCCATGATTCCCCAGGTGTGGGACTCCGAAATCTGGAAAATTGACATCGAGCCAAAAACCAATATCCCCGGCGCTGAAGCTGTTCGCACGGCTCCAACTCAATCGCCAGCCCCCTCTAGTAACAGTAGTTCAATTCAGGTTTCACCCTGGATTCAAGGATTTAAGGCGATCGCCGATGTTTTTGCCAGCAACGAGCGAGCAGCCGTCTGGGCGTTAATGGCTATGGCCGGGTTCGCGTTTATGGTGTTCGTGGTTCCGGTTCTGATTAAGTTGATTCCTCATTCAAAATAAATCTATCCAAGGACTTCCCCAGATAGCTTCTCCTGTGCTAAAGTAATTTCGTTGGTTTGAGATGTTTTCTTGGGCTTCAGTCTTGTCCCGATCGCTTTCTTGGTTGATGCGATCGGGTTTGTTCCCTCCCCCCTCAACCGCCAGCATTTATTTAACACAGGGCACACGAAAACCGCCAGTCCGGACCTGGCGGTTTTCACTTTGCTTATTGCTAGTTTTGAGATTTGATCATCGTTGCTCTTTAGCCTGAGCAACGATTTTCGATAGGGCGTCTACCTGTTGTTGCAGTGGGGCCGCAGTAGATAGCGCCCAGGCACAGGTAATCGATAGCCCCTGAGCGGCAAACACATCCTGAATCCGTTGGCACAGGGCATCACCGTCCTGCCCGTTGCAGGAGATCACGAACTCATCACCAGAAAACCAACGGCCCATAACCAGATCGCCGCGTAAATCAGCGATCGCCGCAGCAATCCGCCGATTTGTTTCCTCGTATCCCCACAGGCTGTTAGCCTCTTTCATCTTATCGATGTCGGCGAATACAACCGCGTTTCCAACTTTGCGGCGGCGGCGTTCAATCCCTTGCCGCGTTAGGCACCCAAAAACCGGGCACTGCATCAAGCTTTGAGAAAGTTGCCAGTAGTGATAGGCCACGGCTAGAGCCGCGATCGTCGTAATGATAAAAATCATGCTGCAACCTCCTGGCCAGCGCTGATTTGTAGGAACTGTTGAGCCGCTATGGGGCCGTTAACTGCTTGGTAAGCGTTTAGGCGATCGCAGAAATCTTGAGCGTCTTCCACGCTCTGAAAAACAATTTGAGCAACCCCTAAGGCTGCATTCCCAAAACAAACTAAGTCCGCTGTTTGAAGTTGCTGGGGCTTCCAGGATATAGCCCCTCGTTTAATCTTCCAAAGTTGTTCTATCATCGGTATGATCTCGTTTGTAGGTTTGCATTGAAGCGCCCTGGATTCCAGCCAGAGCGCTTTTTACTGGGCGCTAACGGTTACTTAGGCACAACCCCGCTAAAGCTTGAACCATCCGAATAAGTGCGGGTCCAGCATGTCCGCTTTTCCCCGCTCACGTAGCAGGGATATTCTCTATACGAAACCTCAACCGCCTTAGCGATCGCGGCAACCTGAGTCCCTGTGATTAGGGCGACCAGGGATACAGACGTGATGTTGGCGATAACGTTGAATTTCATGGTTAAACTCCAGTGTGTAAGTTAAGTGTTTAGCTCGGACTGTGTGTGTCCTTTGCTCTATGTATCCAATATAGCTATGGGTTTTTGGTTCTACACCAGTAAATCCACCCAAATCAAAAAAACCCGTATGGCGGACACCATACGGGTTTTTACTGGACTTGCTTTAAGCGACTAAGTTGGCTCTGCGTCAAGGATTTCGGGCATCTTTGCAGATTTATCGCGCCATGATTGAACGGCTGTATCTGCATCTGTTTCCGTGACGGCAGACAGTTGCAACAGTTCGGCAAGGGGCATCGGCTGCTGAGTCTCTGGGATAACCAGAGGGGTATCGTTCCAGGGTGGCAGCGGTTGATGGAGGGGTGGGGTTTTCATCTGAATTACTGGAAGTGGGCAAGGGTGGAGAAGCGATCGCGATCCCAGGTGATGCCATCGGGCGGGGTGGCCGGAACGGGTTCATCAACCTGGGAATTCGATTGGGCTTGGGTGTTGGTATAGATCTTGGGAAATAGGATTCGATAGTTCATCTGATCTTTCGAGTAACCGTTCATCGCCAGCTCTGTATCTAGGATCTGGCGGACACCCTCGGCCAAGGTCATCCGAACTGACCCCAGGAACCGGGCGTAAGCCATGGCGGGCTGACCACTGATTTCCCGTGCTCCAATTGTGGCCAACCCGATCATCCAAGGTGGGATCCTGGATCGCATGGCAATTCGGGCGCGGCGCTGATCCACGTTGCTGGTTAGCGCTTTTAGGTCCGGGTTCCATGTCTGGGATAACTTCTTAACTTCACCACCATTGAGCATGAAGAAATCGGTCATTACCCGACCAGAGCGATCGCGCTCTGCCTCGTATGCAGCCTTATAAGCTTCGCTCTGCGGCTTTGTCCAGCCTGCGGGCATGATATGCACGTTCGGATTGACCCCGATCGCCATGGCTGCTTTCTCTACTGCAAAATAACCTTGCTCTAGGGCGGCCAGATCCTCTGGCGATTCATCAAACAGCGATCGCCCGTATTTATAGAGCGGGCGGAATCTCCAATGCACACAGAGCATCGGGTGAATTGTGAATTCTGCGGTTTCTTCGGTTAGGCGGCGGCGCTGCTCAAACCTAAGAATATTGCCGTCGGCGTCCTCAACCCGAAACATTTCCCATGTCGGCAATTGTTTCAATTTTTGGATCTGCGAATAGCTGGGGTCAACCACAAGGGATCTGAAGCTGTCCCCATAGGCTAGGAATTCCTCTGCGATCGTGGTGATCTTGCCTCCCGTCAGCAACCGCTCGATCGCCTTCATGCAGATTGAGCGGATTGCCGGATCAACGGGGGAACCGTCTATCAAGGTTTCCCCAATGGTGAAACCGTAATCGTCGCCATCCTCAGAGCTGAATAAATCCCCGACCAAAATATCTAGAGCGGTGGCGATCTCTGGTGTCTGTCGGAGGTGAATTAATTGCCGCGCTCTTACGAAGTCGCGTATGGGAAGTTCAACATACTCCTGATCATACCTGCGGCTCAGGGCAGACTGACTAGAGAAACTTCCGCCGTACTGTTGGGCGATGGGGGCGGTTTGCCCAGTGGGAGCCGGGGCCGATCTGGTGAAGAAGTTGGTAATCGATCGCCAAATGTTTTCGGCGCGATTGTTCCTGCCTGTGGATGTGGGCATAACTATCCTTTTCTTTGAAATGTACCATTTCGACAGAGAACCGGACCAAAGCGGCGGGTGAACCGAGATCAATTACTATTTAGGAAAATCACCAAACTCTACAGAAATGCCAGAAGAATTTATCGTTCGGAATATCTCTCAATTTCCGGCGATCGCGGCGGAAAGCGTTGTCGATACCGATCTTTTGCCGATCTGGGATGCATCCGCCGAGGGTGCGGATCGAACAAAGCGGATCGCCGTCTCCCAGGCCCGAACCCTATTCTCTGCGGATTCTGTACCCGTAGCACTGCTAGGGGTGGCCAATGGCGTCGCAACCCTAGATTCTAGTGGGTTGACACCTTCAGCTCAATCTCGCCCCTCTAGCGTTGATTTTGATGGTGGTACGCTGTCGTTTGTTTGGGCTGATGGCAGTATCCAAGATGCAGTGATTTCAGGTTTTGCCCTCACTGGTCACGGGCACAGCAATGCTTCTGGCACCGTAGCTGGATTTATGAGCAGTGCTGATTTTACGAAATTAGCAGGCATCGCAACCGGGGCCACTGCCAATAGTACAGAT